GGCATCCATGCCGGGTTCGTCTCGGTCCCGCCCGTCCTCAGCAGCCGGTGGATGGCGTGGGTCTCAAAGGCTCCCACTTCCACCGTGCACTCTGCCTTCACCCCGCCGCACTCGGCCGTGATGACTGCGGTACCCTTTTTCAGGCCCTTCACGGTTCCGTATTTCGTGATCTCCACGATTCCTTTCGGCGCGGCGGTCACCGTCACCTTGCGGAAGAAGGTGTTCGTCGGCCCCACGCCCACAAGAAGCTGGAACTCCATTCCCTTTGTCAGCTGGAGCGTCTCCACGTTCATCACCACAGCCCCTACGTTCAGGGTCTTCATGGTGGGGTGCAGGTTGTACTCCAGTGTGATGGTCGAATGCCCCTTGGCGCTCTTGTACTGGTTCACCCAGATAAGGCCTTCGTAGTAGTGGGCCGGGTTGTCTTCCAGCGCCATGCGCACCCGCTGGCCTTTTAGCGTCTCGCAGATGGTGGTGTAAGCGGTCTCCCAGTCCCAGCCCGGAATATCATTCTCGAGGTAGAACTCGATTTTTCCGGTGCGGTTGTCGAAGGTCGGCTTGCCCGAAACGCTCTGGCTGTAGTCCAGCGCACCGTCGCGTCCCGGCACGGTCACAAACTTTGTGCGCTCGATGGGCGGGCTGATGACCGGCCGTGAGGATGGGATGAGGAACCAGTCGTCCCAGGTGTTGATGTAGTCCTCGCCTACATTGATAATAAGAGAATGATACATCCTTAACCTCCGCTGCTCATATACCGGATCGTGGACTGGATCGCCTTCCACGCCTTGCCTGCCGTGCCAAAGGTCGAAGCCTGCAGGGTGGTCAGGTTGGCCGTGTCGCCGAACGTGAATTCTTTTTCCTCCGGTGCATCCAGCGGGATGACCTCTTTCGTGCAGAGGATCCAGCGCTTCAGTCCGTGCACTTCACTGATGACCCGCGCATTCTTGAGAAACGCCAGTCGGTCCACATCCACTCCGGTGTCCGCGAGGTCTGCGGCGTTGATGGTGATGCTGCCCGTGAACTGATCCGGGTTGTACTTCTTCAGTTCCTCCAGACCTTTTGCCCGCAGGGATTCCGGGCTCGACTTCGTGCCGTCCACCGTCATCATGCGCTGGCACAGGCCGTACAGTTCAATGGATTTGTCGTTTCGCACCTCCACCTTGATGGGACTCGTGCTCGAGAAGATCCACCAGCCGCTGGTTGCATAGCCCATCACGATGATGGAGTTCACGATGGTGTTCGACTTCAGATAGTACGAAAGGTCCAGCAGGTTCACGCCGAACTGGATCACTTGCTCCGATTCGTCCGTGACTTCCGCCAGATAGTCGAGATACCGCCGGTAGACCTTCTTTCCGTCTTCCATTTTGACGGTTTTCCGCACCCGCAGAAATCCCCCGTAGTTCCCCACAAGGTTCGAGTCCAAAACGCTCCAGCAGTCGCTGATGGCCTTTGTTTCGGTGGTGTCCTTGTCTGCATCCGGCTTTGCCACGGTTACAGAACCCAAATTGAAGGTCTTTCCTTCGATGGCGAAGTTCGTTCCGTACTTTTCGTCCGGCGTTACGGCAAGGCGTACCAGTTCTTCGGTGGTGTAGGCCCGGTTCTCAATGATGCAGTCCCGGTCCTGCAAATATCCAAGTTCCCCCTCACAGGTCACTTCGATATCCAGATCAAAGTTCTTGTTCAGCTCGGTCACATACCCCATAAAAATTTCCACGCCGTCTTCCTCCACCGAGATCACGGTGGTCTTCAGGGCCAGCTTGTCGTAATAGGGGTTTATCGCCGGGACGGTGAAGGCAAAGGAACCGAAGCTGTTCTTTTCCAGTGTCAGTTCCGGCTCCAGAACGATCGGCAGCGCCTCGTCGGAAGCATCGTGCAGGGCGTGCCGTTCGGTCCAATAGTAGCCGGTTCTGTCTGCATTGCCCGCGATCTTCCCAATGTACACCGCATAGCCCTGCTTGTAGGTCATGCGGAACAGGTAGTGCTTTTCTGCGGTCGCTGCGCCGTCGGTCACCCGCACGGTCAGCTTGTGGTCCACGCCGTACTCGCCCAGCGGCAGCAGTGCGCTACCGACCCACACCGTGTTGTTGGTCTCCCCGTCCACGGGCGTGTAGGTCCGCAGTACCGTCTTGCCGTCCAGCAGTTCGGTCACGGTCATCTCGTCGCCGTCCTCGTCGTGTACGCTGTATGCCACCCGGAAGTCGTTGTGCTTCGTGTGCACCTGCTCGGTGCCAAAGTAGTAGCTGCTGATCTCCGGGATGTGGTTTCCCCGCAGGATGCCGTCCTCGCCGACGCCAGCCGTGTCGTACAGTACGATGCAGGGCAGGACATATGCCGCCTCGTGTCCGTGATTTTTGCTGCTGGTATCGTAGAGACGGTTGTTGCGGATCGTCGCGATGTAGACCGCGCCGTACTTGTCACCGTCCTGCACATACGTGTTGCTGTCGGGGTCCAGCTTCGTGTCGTAGTCATCGGTCGTTGAGCGCAGCAGCAGGGATACGTTGTTTCCAACGCTGCTCACCAGTGCATTCACGACCGTGGAACTGAGCAGGTCGCCGTCCGAATAGGACCACGACGCCAGATCACCTCGCGAGAGGATGAAAAAGCGGTGCGATCTTGTCGAAGTCACCGTACTTCCGTTCGGCGAATACTTGATCCGCACCGGCTTGCAGGCCGCAAGGGTCAGCTCGTCAAATGCGCTTTGGTAGTAGCTTTCCAGCACATCCGGGATCTTCGAGTCTGTGTCGTACTTCGCATATTCCGGCAGCTCGTAACTGCTGCTGTTGGAGTTTTCCCACTTGTAGGAGCCCAGCACCCCCGCCCGGATCAGCATCGTGTGTCCGCCGCCGTTCGCATCGCTCTGGTAGTTGTGCTTCGCCACGATGTAGTTCACTTTGCTGCCGCGCTCCAGCATCGGCACGATGGTTCCTTCGGCAAGGTTTCCAAGGCTTGTTTTCATGTCACGTCACCTCACCTTCGCCGCCACACGTTTGCCCATCTCGCTGTCGATGTAGCCGATGGTCTTGCGCCCGTTGATGTTCACGCTCATGCCCTTGATGCTCTGGGCCACGCCGTCCATGTGGGCCCCCAGAGCGCTGATGGCATTCAGGGTCTCCGCATTCGATGCCTGCTTCAATCCATTTTGAATTTCAGCCTGCGCCTCGATCTGGGCGGCCATCTTCCGGCTCACATCGTCGTCCAGAGTCATGGCTTTCGTGGTGGCTTCAAAGGCTCCTGTAGCCTCGTCCGCGCTCTCGATCACGTTCGAAAGGTCCACCACCGGCGTGATCTGGGGCGTGTACTCGTAGTCATCCCCCATGACCCGGTCGATGGTCGAAAGGGCTCCCTTCGCAATGTCCACGGCATTCTCGGTCATGTCAGTCACGGCGTCGTCAACATCGTCAAAGCCGTCTTCCACGCCGTCTGCAAAGTCCTTGTTCAGGTCCTTGCCCACGTCGTAGATGCCGCTGCCCTGGCTCTGCTTTTTCTTGTTGGCGTACCATGCAATGCCGCCGATGACCGCCGCAATAGCTCCCACGATGAGGAATACCCACCAGAATTCGGAGAGGAAACTCATCAGCACACCGCCCACGTTGCTCAGTACGGTGCCAATGCTGCCCAGCGTTTCGACCACGCCGCCGCTTCCCTGCGCCATCTTGCCGATCTCGCCCATGGCCTGTCCGATCACCTCGGTCAGCTGGCCTGAGCCATTTTGAATTCCGGGCAGGATGTCTTCGGCAAACAGCTTTGCCACCCATTCCCGGGCACTCTTTCCTGCATCGCTGAAGGCAAGGTCCATGCCGAATGCAAAGGCAGACGCCAGCGCCCCGCCCCAGTCGCCCTGCAAGGCGCTGGAGATGGCCGAGATGAATTCGGTCTCCATCTGGATGCCTTCGTCGCTGGACATCCAGCCAAATGCGTCACTGAAGGTCTGCTTCATGCCTTCCGACATGCCTGCGGATACCTTCGTCATCACGGTCTGGAACGCCTTGCTCACTTCGCCCCAGTGGTCCTGGATCGAGTTTGCAAAGATCAGCATGGCCCGCTTGCCCGTGTCTTCCATGTTCAGCGCATCGGCCAGGTTGGACGCGAACCCGATGAACGAGCTTTTCGAGGAGAGGATCTCCGACTGCTTGCTGTCGTAGGTGTCTGTTCCCGGGGTCAGCTTCGCCAGTTCTGCCTGCAGCTTGTTCGTCTGCTGCATCTGGAAGTTCAGGTTCTTCAGGGCGGTCACGGTGGAAAGGATGGCGCTGGTCGTTCCCTGGAAGCGCGCTTTCCGGGCTTCCTCGCTGTCCTTGCCGTACTGTTCCACCGCCTGCTCATAGGCGCTTTCCCGTTCGCTCAGGCTGCCGTCGTCGTAGGCCGTCGAAAGGATGTCCATCCTGCTCTGCATCCGGCTCTGTGCACTCGAGATCGCGTCGATCTGCGCTTCGATCAGCTCCAGTTCCTGGTTCGCAATGTCCGCCTGCAGCTGGGCCGCTTCGGTCTGGGCGTCCAGCAGGTCATTGTAAGCTTCCAGCGTCCGCAGGTCCTGTTCGCCGTACTGCGCCTTGAGGGTGTCGTACTGCTCCTGGGCGTTGGCAAGCTTCTTCTGCTTGACCTCAAGTTCGGCCGTCATGTACTCGGTTTCCCGGTTCAGCTTGTCGGTCTTCGTGGCGGTCTTGTCGTTCTCCGCCGTCCACAGGCTGTACTCTTTCTCCAGCGTGCTCAGATTCGTGTCGTAGCGTTTCGCCACATCTTCGAACAGGTTCGTGTACTGCTCGGCCTTCAGCTTTGCAAGGCTCGTTTTCTCGCTCAGCAGGTCCGCATACGCCTGCCGGGTTTCGGTCTTGTCCGCGCCCCATTTTGAATAAAGCTCGTCGTACTTTGCCTGTGCAATGGCCACCCGGTCGGTCTGGTTCGCGATCTCCGCCGCAGCATTCTCGGTCTTCTTCGCCAGCAGCGTGTCGGCGTCAGCCGAATACTGGTTCTCGGTCTGCCACAGCTCGTATTCGCTGTCCATGGCTTCCCGCAGGGCCTTGTTGGCCTCCAGCCGGGTCTTGTACTTCTCGGTGATCCGCTGGGCCACGGTCTTCTTGGTTTTGCTGGTGGTGCTTTTCGGGGTTGTTCCTGTAGGATTTTCATCGGTGTTTCCACTATCGCCATCCGGGTTCACCAAAGAGCCCCAGAATTTGCTCCAGTCAATATCATCCGCTTGCTTGCCCTCTGCCATATAGGCTGCTCTGAGTTCTTCCTGAAGCTGCGCACGGTATTCAGGGCTTAACACCATGTTTTCGAGTTCTTTTTCGATCTCGGCAGATGTACGCTGTGTAGTTGTTCCGGTAGACTGTGCGCCGCTTAACCCGAGACCACTTCGGAAAGCATTATGTGCCCTTACACCAAGGTTTTCCATGAAGGAGCAGAGATTATCCGCCTTATTCGCTACGCCCTCGCCGATATCGCTTACAAAGAGCTGCCCGTCTTTCATGCTGACGCTCGTGCTTGACTGAAGACCCAATTCATTGTCAAAAGCGTCGTTCATTCCATTAGCGAGAGCCGCCATCGCAGATTTTGCGGCGTCGGTATTATTGCCAAGGCCTTGAATCAACCCGTCAACAATATAACCTGCATCTTCCGCAGCAAGTTTCGAAGGCGAATGAATCCCCCAGAATACTTTAAATGCTGTTTGTGCCGCTTTTGCTAATCCGACGATTCCTGTTGCCGGCAAATCCGCGCCCTCTGCAATGCCTTCAGCGTATCCGGCTGCAACATTTTTGCCGCTTTCCTTTGCAGCATCAACTGCATTATTCACGCCAAAGGGATCTTTGATTTTCTCCCAAAGCCACTTGCCCAGATCCGTAAGCTTCGAACCGATATACGAGAACACATTCCCAAAAACTGTGTCGATCGTTTCAAGAATTCGAGGCGTGCAGGCGATCAAAACATCACAAAGCGCATAGATCAGCACTTCGACCGTAGCTTCAATTTTCGGCATACAGGTAATCAGAACGTCGCAAAGCGCTGTGATGAGTTCAATCAGTGCATCTCCGATTGCGGGCGCAGCCTCTGCGATCGCATTACATACCGCCACAACGATTTCTGCAATCGCTGTCGCAATGCTTCCAACTGCAGTGCCAAGTCCCGCGATGACACCTGCAATGAATACTCCGACAGCCGCACCCAATGTTCCAAGTGCCCCAACGAGCACATCCATTTTGACTGGCATCAGACTAACCGCAGCCATCGCCCCAAGCAGCAGCGCAAAACTTCCTGCCAAAAGGCTCAAGGCCAGCGAAACACCGATAACGATCGGTCCGATAAGCGATAGCCCTCCTACTGCAATCGCAAAGATTCCCATCGCGCCGCCGAGCGCCAGCAGCCCATGCCCGATTTCCTCAAGCGACATTTCACTGAAGGTCTTCAGCGGTGGGACCAGTGCATTCAACGCGGCTGCCATGATGAGGAAGGATGCCGCACTGGCAAGTGAACCCTTTACAAACGTCAGTGCAAGGCCCATTTCAATTAGTCCGCCGCCAAGAGCCGCCAAAGCGATTCCGATTTGCTCAAGCGACATACCGCCAAGGTTTGCCATGGCATTCGAAAGGATCAGCAATCCGCCCGAAAGAATCATCATCGCGACTGCGGTCGAGAGAATATGATCGGCAAAAGACGACAGAAAACTGAATGCCGCAATTTCAGCCAGCAAACCGCCAACGGCAGCCAGCCCTCTCCCGATTTGTTTCAATGACATCTTGCTGAAAGCTGTTACAGATTTTTCCAGCACGGCAAGAGCTGCTGCCAAAATCAGGATTCCTGCGGCTTTTCCAACCGAAAGTTCGCTGAATTTGCTCAGTGCGGAAAACGCAGCAACTTCTGCCAGCAATCCGCCGACAGCAACCAATCCTTTTACGATTTCGTCCCACTCAAGGCTGCCCAGTTGTTCGATAGCGCCAGCCAGGACACGAACTGCGGCTGCCATGACGAGCATACTCATCGCATGCTTTGCACCATCAGGAGCCCATTTTGAAATTGCGACCTGCGCAGCGACCAGTTCGGCCATTACGGCTCCGAGAGCGATCACCGAACTGACCAGTTTTTCCGAATCAATGTCCGCAATCTTTTTCAGTGCAGATGAAAGGATCAGCACACCGGCCGCCATAATGACCATGGAGCTTGTTCCCTTGCCCACTTTTTTGGTTTTTTTCGTGATCTCGTCATAAATCGCAAGGGCCGCCAGAAGTTCAATAAACAGCGAGATCATTGCACCGACGGATGCTGCCAGTCTCTCCGGCTTTACCAGCGAGAGCACAACCAGTGATCCTGCCAGAATTGCGACTGCCGTTGCGATCGTCTTAAGCGTTTCGGCATTCTTGTTGTTTTTCCATGCTGCAATGGCTTCACCCAGTTTGTTAAGCAGTTCGGTCACGCCGCCGACCGTATCTTTGATCGTGGAGCCGATATCTTTGAAAGCAGCAAGGAAGCCCTTGATGCCCGCAACAAGTCCGGCGATCATTCCGGCATTCGCAAAACCCCAGACGGCATTCGTATTCAGGTTACCGAAAGCTCCGGATACACCGCTGCCCAGTTCTTCAAAAATTTCACCGATCTTGTCAGCCAGCCATTTCAGTTTTGGCGTGATAAAAGAAATAAAGTTTTCGAACCATGTACCAACAGCCTTGATCGGGTCAAACACGACAGAAGTCTTCGCTCCAAGCTCTATGATCCAGTCAATGACCTTCTGGATTCCTCCGGCCACCTTATCCAGAATATAGCTCAGCGTGCTCAGGACTTCGCTGAAGGTTCCCGTGATGTTGGAACTCTGCTCAAGTTTTACAAAGTAGTCTCCGATATTGGCAGCCAATGTCAGCAGACTGTTCCCAATCGGAGACAACGATGTAAATACGGTAGCAATTCCGCTTCCGACGCCTTTAAGAAAACTCAGCCCCATCTTGATAACCGAGAAAAATCCTGCGAAGGCCCGCTGTACTTTGCCAGCAGTGTCTTCGCTCAGCTGAAGTTTCCCGGTAAATTCATCAAAAACAGTCAGAGCTTTGTAAATGCCTTCGGATGTCGGACCGAGAATATCATTGAAAGCATCTTTCATAGGCTGGAGCGCCGCAGAAATATCATTCAGAACATTCAGGATTCCGTTGAACAGATGCTCCCGTCCCGAAGTCTGGGTCATCTTGTCCGTGAAATCAGAAATCGAGAGCGTTCCGTCGTCCACTTTTTCAAAGAACTTCGTAAACTTGCTCGAAATATTCTCTACTTCTTTTCTTGTATACCCAAGCTTCTTCAGTTCGGCGTCACTCAGATCCAGCATCTTTGAAAAGCCGTTTCCCGCTCCTCGCAATGCTTTTTCGAGGGTTTCGGTACTGAGCTTTCCCTTTTTCAGTGCTTCGCCGACTGCCGCTCCAAACGACCCGGCTTTTTCCACATCTTCGTCTGTAATGACACCAACATTGCTGAGCCCCTGATAAAGTCCGGTTTCCAGCAGATCAGAAACATCCGAAAGTCCGCTTTTCATCATCTGCGTCCAGCCGTTGTCAAATGCTCCGCTCATAAGATCATTTCGGCTGTCTTTTCCCGCAGCAAACAAGTCCCACAGAGAATCTGTCAGATCTGTCCAGAATCCTTTTGCAATATCGTAGTTGCCAAAGATAATTTCAAAGGTTTCCAGCCAGCCGGAACTCACGGCATCCTTCGTTGCGTCGATGGCTTCGCTGAAACTTTTTGCCTCCTGTGCCGCTTTGAAGGCCTTCACTGTAGCTTCGTCATACTGGTCGGCCAGAGCCGCAATGCCTTCAGATGCATTTTTATAGGTTCCGTTATCAACGCCTTCCTTGATGGCCATGGTAAAATCGGCCAGTTTGCCGAAGGCAGTTTCCATGACAGTCTTGTCTGCCCATTTCTTTGAAAGCGTTGAACCAAACGTACCAACTGTTACGGCGCCTTTCTTGATCTTGCCCAACTCCACGCCGGTGTCGATGATCTGCTGTTTCAGCTCTGCAGTCGCTACACCCGCAAGCTCAACTGATTTCCAGTCCATCAGGTTCAGGTAGCCCTGACTGTAACTCTGGTTCAGATTGTAAATGACACGCTGGAATTCGCTTGCGCCCTTACCTGCATAGGCCGTTGCATTGGCAATACCCATGATCATGGGGATCATCTTGTCAATGTCGCCGCCTGCAGCTGTAAGTTGTCCCAACGACTGCGTCATGTCAGTAAAGCCATAACTCGTCTCGTCCGAGTACCACATCAGCTTATCGAGGTAAGAGTTCACTTTGGTGATGCTCTTGCCCGTTGCGTTCATGATGGTCTGCACACTGGCAGTCTTCTGAGCGTATTTGTTCCAGCCTGCTGTCACCTGATCGAGGGAAAGGCTTTTTACCAGTCGTTCTCCAGCATCCACAGCCTGACTCGTGATCCGTGCCAGTGCGCTGACACCAATGACTTCCATCGCTGAGAACTTGCTGCCGAGATTTTCGATGGCGCTTTCCAGCTTTGTGAAATTCATCTTTTCTGCCACGCCGGAAATCTTTTCAAGGCCTTTTTCTGCGCCATCAAGCTTCAGTTTCTTATCAAATGCAGTCAGAGTTTTCATCGTCTGCTGCACTTTACTTTCAAACTGCGCATTGTTGAATCGCATTTCAACGACGCGCTCGTCCACTTCCCTGCTCAAAGGCTCTTTACCTCCTTCCACAGTTCATCGGCCAGGGCACAAAAAACAGGGCCCAGCGCAGGGCTGATGTAGTCCACACCCTGCACATAGGCTCCGTTTCTCGTCCCGTGTCCGTATTGTAAAATGACCGCGATAGGCACGCCGTCCACGATGTTCGCGTTTTTCCAGCAAAGAGCCGCCCCGGTCTTGTCCATTTTGATTTCGTAGCTCCAGCTCGCCGCTGTCTTTCCGGTCGCTTTCGGTGTGGCATCATAAAGCCGATCCACGCCCAGCTTTCCGTATTTCTCAAGGATAGGCTTCACACTCCAGCTTTTCACATGACTGAAAAAGGTCAGGCTTTTCCTGAAGTTGCCCTTTTGCTGGATGGTAAGTACCTTGCTCAAAAGTCCTCACCCCCTCGAGTGCATCTTGGCCCGCCGCTGGGCGTTCAGTGCCCGGATATGCGCGGCCTGTTCCCGCTTGCCCATCTTCTCGGGCGGCATGTTTTCTTCGCCGCAGGCCCGGATCAGCGCCAAAAGCCGGTTCAGGTGCCACTTTTCGCAGCTGAAGGGAATACCGTAGCTCGCCATTGCTGCATAAAAGGTCTCAGCGCTCTGGTACCGGGCTCGTTTCTTCCCGCCTTTGCGCTCCTTGAAGGTCGCTGCGCTCATCGGGTCCGCCATATATCGTTGAATGGCCGCCATGTTCTCCCGCGTCAGCCGGTCGTAGACACTGGGGTCCACGCCCTGCGTCAGGGTCATGCACCGGATGTAATCCAGTGTTTCTTCCTGTGTCTTCGGCTTTGACGGGTCGAGCCAGGCCTTATGCCACTTGCTTTCCCATTTGGACAGGGAGAGCAGGCTGTGCTCCAACCTGAGCGTCACAGGCTTGTCGTAAACGAACTGATTGATTCGTTCATCAAAGCTCTCGCTTCCTGGTATCTTGATCTCAAGCATCGGTTTGCTCTCCCTGTTTTTTCAAATGCGTGCCTTTTTCAGGCAAAAATAAAAGGCTAACCGGAATTTTCCCGATTAGCCTTCGCCGCCGAAACGGCAAGATATCAGAGCTTTATCAGCCCTGGGTCGGTGCCATGCTCAGTGCAGGCACTGCGTTTGCGGTTGCAGCCATCTCCATAGCGGGGTTCTGGTTGCGCATGTCCGCCGGGATCAGGCCGTTGATAAATTCAGCAGCCTTTTCTTCGTTCAGCGACAACTCCATGTAGATCTGGCTGTAGACCGGATGTGCTTCGAACTCCGCACGAATTGTGTCGTTCTTCAGGAACAGGCGGCCATCGTCGCTTTTCTTGCCGTAGCTCAGCAGCAGAATCTGCTTGAACAGGTTCACCAGCGCAAGCTGACTCTTAGCCGCCATGATACGCTGAATGTATGCGCGCATACCGCCTTCCATGCTCAGCTGCATTTCCATCAGCTCAGCCTTGGTCAGGTTGAAGTAGAAGTCCTCAGTACGCTCCACACCATTGTAGTCGGTGTAGGTAATGGTTTTTTTAACCATGATGGTTTCTCCTTTACATCATTTTGAATTTTTCCGGGCTTACGCAGCAGCCTTCACAGCGGCCAGCAGTTCGTCCGGGCTGGGCAGAGTTGCCTCGGCGCTCTCGGTACCGTACAGCAGGTCTTCCACAGCCTTCATCTGCTTTGCGGTCAGCTCGGTGCTGTCGAACTCGGCCACAGCGGAAGGCTTGAGGTCGGCAATGTTCACGGGAACGGTGTCGCACTCCCAGCTGAAGGTCTCGGCATCCGGGCTGTCGTTCATGGTCTCGTGGGTCTTTTCCGCAGGCTTTGCGGTGGCGTTCCACACCACATGGATGATGTAGCCCTTGTCCGGGTCCTCGTCGGTGCCCACCTTGGTCTGCCAGCTGAAGCCAAAGCCCTTGCGCTTCTGCTGCCCGATGCGCACACCCTTGACCGGGGTCGACAGGCCGTCGCAGGGCTCGAACTCCTCGGGGTACATGTACGCCTCAATGGTAAAGCTGTAATCCTCGCCGGAGATCAGGCGCGCATACTTCATGTTGTCGGCCCACAGGTCGGTGGGCTCTGCGCCGCTGGGGCTCTCGGTCACGCCGGTCAGGCCGTTCCAGCCCGCGCCGTTCTCATAACCTTCGCCATCTGCCTTGGGGTAAACCACGCCATGCGAAACACCGGCATGGAACTTGCGCTTACCGTCTTCATCCCACTTGATTTTTGCCATAGGTTTTGTCCTCCTTTATAAATAAGGTATAGTTCCTCTCAAAACTCGCCCCTTCGGGAGAGCTGGCGCGTCAGCACCTGGGGAGGGTTTTCTTCAGTACCACACGCTGAACACGTCGTGGTATAAGTTGTCTGAAACAAAATGGCGGTCGTGGGTGCTTTTCTCAAGCAAACTCACGGCCGCCGTCATTTCACTGTCCGGTTTCGGGTCGATCACGGTGATGGTGTAGTGGACTGTCTGCCGGTACACCTTGTCGTTTGCATGCAGGTTCCGCAGCTTGTTCAGCTCGTACCGGATGCAGGGATACTTCATCTGCAGGTTTGCCGGGGGCTGGTAGTACACATTCTCACTGCCGCACCGCTGTTTCACGATGCTGCGCAGATACTTGTCCAGCTCGGAGCGTCTCTCACTCAGCTTCACTGCCATGATAAAGCCCTCCCAAGGTCAGCACCACGCGGGGGTATTCCACCGCTGCATCGGTCACCTTCCACTTTCCGCCGTAAAGCGTCACATACCGGAGATTGCAAAAGTGCTCCTGAATGTAAGGGTCTGCGATGACGCTTAACGTGTTCGCAAGGCTGATATCATCGTTCACCTTGTCGCCGGACTGGATTCTGCGCGTGTTCCGCACAAGATCACCGTAACAGTCACGCTCTGTCACGATCTCCGAGTAGACACTCGGCTCTGTCTCCTGGGTCTCAACGAATCCCAACTTTCCAAACCACTTGCTCATCGCACTTTCACTCCATTTTGATTTTTCCTTCCTCTAAGCAGGGCTCGCCCTTCGGGAGAGCTGCAAGCAACTGCGTCACAGACGCATTGCGCGCTGAGAGGGTTTATTCCGCCGCAGAAGCCGCCCAGGCCTGGGTCTTCACGGTGTCACCCGCAGTCACGGTGATGACGCCGGTGGTACCGAAAGTGACAGGCATCAGATAGTTTGCGCCCTCGATGATGACCAGACGGCCCTTCTTGAAGGCGTCCTCGATTTCCGCCTTGGTCACAGTCTCCTTGTAAGCCTCGTCGGCGTACAGCTTGTGGTCTGCCGTCTTGCCGTAGGCCATGTAGTTTGCAACGTGCAGGTCCTTGCCCTGCTCATAGAACTTGTTCAGCATTTTTATCATCCTTCCTTTAAAAAAAGGCTTGCCCTTCGGGAGAGCTCCGCGACGCGCTGGCATTTGCCAGACGGAGCGGTGAGAGGGTTCAGACCGTTTCCCGAGGGGCTGCCTGTAAAGTCGTATGGAGCGGTGAGAGGGTTATGCAGCCTTGTACTCGATGGCCATCGCGCTGAAGGGCACGGTCAGTGCACCGGAGCAGCGGGTCTCAATCAGGTACTTCTGCTGGTTGTAGTCGATGTCGAAGTCATCGAACATGTTCACAGCGCCGCCCTTGTCGGCACCCACGGTGTAGTCGGCCAGGTTGACCACGATACCGAACAGCTCGCCGCCCTTGGTGCCCTTCATGCCGGCCATCTGGGGCACGGTCACGATTTCCTTCACACGCAGTGCCTGCGCCACCTCAGCCTCGTTCTTGTACAGGCGGTGGCCGATCTTGTCCTCCAGCAGGAGCATGTCGGTCAGGTTGTCCTCGGTGGTGAACAGGGTCGGGTTGCCGCTGCCCTTGTAGTCCTTACGGGCCTTCAGGGAAGCATTCATGGCAGCCTTGATCTTGGTCTCAGTGTCCGCACCGGTAGCAACCTCGGCCTGCACCTTGATAGTGTAGAAATCGTCGTCGCTGTAGATGGGGCGGATGTTGCCCTCGTTGATCTTGTCGTCGGAAGCAGCGTTGCGGCCGTCGCCGATCAGGTAGGCACGCGCCAGTTCCTCGTTCAGCTTGGTGCGCATCTCCTGCTTCAGCCATGCGATCACATCGAAGCTGGTGATGTCTGCGATGTCATCGCGGTCCATCTTCTGCTTCTTGTACACGGTGGTGGGGCTGGTGGAGCGCTTCAGCAGGCCGAACACCTGCTCCTTCTTGAAGTTGCCCTTGATGTAGCCCTTGGCGCGTGCATCTTCCTCGGTCAGGTCAGCGCTCATGCTCTTGACGCGGCTGAACGGGATGTGGTGCACACTGCTCATCACCTTGCCGACCCAGGTCTGGTCATTGTCGATGATGCGGGGCGGGTTGTCCAGCAGGTGATCCTCCGGGAACAGCCATTCCACGTCCTCGATGCCGTGCTGGATAAATGCATCCTTCATGCTGCCGCAGCGCTTGCCGTCTGCCATGGCGGCATTGATCTCGTCAATGCTGTGCTTCAGCACGCCCTGCTCCTTCTCGTTGTCAAAAACATTGTGCTTCACGGTTTCGTCCTCCTTATCGTTGTCTGTTTCCTTGTTGTCTGCGCCTTTCTTGCCATCGGTCACCATGCCGACAATGGCGTAAACAACGTTCTTCTGCTTCTCCGTCAGGCTGTCGAACACTTCCTTGACGGTTTCTTCGGTGGTTTCTTTGTCCTCGGGGTTCTCATTGGACTTCTCCTTGTCCTCGTCTTCGGAATGCATGATCTCGTCATCCTCCTCGCCCAAAGGGTTGTCATCGGGGTCAAGTCCGTGCTTCAGGCTCAGACCCCCGTCGGTATAGATAAAGGCTTCGTCGCCTTCCTCTGCGTTGTAATCCGCGCTGTGCTCCACGATCTCGTCGATCAGTGCACCCGGGTTGCAGCCCGCCAGCACCAGGCTCAGTTCCCGGATCACGCCGTGCATCACGGTGTTTCCGGCTTTCTTCAGGCCGTTTGCAAAGATGCTCATGGCGTCAATGTCGCCGCTGCGCACGGCTTCCAGTGCACTCTGGCCGCTGGGGCTGTCGTTCATCTTCACATAGGCATAAACGCCGTCTTTCCGGTTCTGCAAAAGGGCGTGCCCCAGCACATGCTCCGGGTCCGAGTGGTCGTGGTTCCACACCACCGGCACCTTTCGCCCGTCGTCGCCCTTAAAGGCGTCCGGTGCAATGGTCAGCCCATCGTAGCACAGGGTGTTCGCCTTGGTTGCATAGCCGGAAAAGTCATAGTCGAATTTCTTCGCCATTTTGATTTCTTAAACCTCCTTCCTCAAGATTCCGTTAAGAATCTTTCTCCCTTGTGCCAAAAGCCGGTCCGCAGTCTCCTTGCCGTCCGCCATGGCGGTGGGGTTCTGTATCTGGTCCGTGCTCTGGTTCAGGTTCTTGTTGCTCAGCTCGTCCGCGCGCGGGTCTTTCGAGGGCTTCAGCCCGATCGCCTGTCGGAACTCGTTGGAGCTCATGATCTCATTGCGGGTAAACTTGTCTGCCATCTCGGCTACCGTGCCAATGGGTGCCAACTTGAACGGATCCCGGAAGAACAAAATGCTCTGCCGCTGGCCGCGGGCGGTCTTGGTCAGGAACTTCCGCTTCATCTCGTCCACGATCGCGCTGACGATGGGCTCCACGATCCGGTTGTAGTAGTTGGTCATCGCCGCCTCGTCTGCCGTCCCGTTCATGATCTCGAGGGTAATACCCAATTGACTGTAAAACATGTTCGTCAGGTATTCGATCTGCTTCAGAAGGTTGTTTTCAAGGCTGCGGTTCAGCTGCGTCACCCGCTCGGTGCCGTCCGTCCACGCAATTCCGTATTTCGAGTCGCGAAGCTGGTCTTCGATCTCCTGTCGGCGCTTGTTGGCCTGCTCCCGGCGTGCGTCGCTTTTCACAACGTAGGGCAGCTGAATGATCAGGTCCAGCTTCCCTGCACCTGCCTGCTCGTCCACCACGTCGAGTAAGCTCAGCTTGCGGATCAGGCGCTGCATCGTGCTGTTCGGCTCGTTCATGATGGCGTAGAATGGGTTCTCGATCAGAGCCACAGTCTTTTTCGGCAGGACCAGTTCCTCTTTCTGCCCGGTCTTGTCGTTGTAAAGCCGCACCCGCACATGCTCGGGATACCATTCCAGCACCTTGCCCACCCGCATGGAGTAGATTTTGTAGCTGTCGCTCCGGCTGGGGTCGTAATTCGTTTCCACCGGCACCACGGCCACCACGCCTTCGTCCAGCATGCTCATCACAATGTCCTGCACAAGTCCCCGGCCCGTTTGGTCCAGGTTTGCTTCGAGGTTCAGGCAAGAATTAAGGCCCGAGTCGATGACCGAATCAAATCGGCCATTTTCGTCGAGCCTTACATGCTGTATCGTGATGGCGCTGCAGTCCATCGAGATGCGGTTGTATACGCTGGTCACAAAGGTGCGTTCGTTCCCCCGCGTCAGCCGCACCCGGTCAGGCCGGTAACTGTACCCGCCTGCATACCCTCCAAAGTTCTGGGGAGGGTCCCGGTTCAGAAAAGCGTTCCAGGCGTGCTTCAGCCGGGAACCAAAACTCATTTCTGTTTCCATTTTGAATTTTTCCTCTCAGAAAAGAAAAAAGCCACTAAGCAGATTTCTCCGCTCAGTGGCCTTGCCTTGGTTTCTTTACTTGTAATCGTTAGAATGTCTGTAATCGTGCCATTTCAGCATTCCATTATTCAAATCGGTATCCAGCACTGTTCCCTCGTCATTAAGTTTTCCCGTCTGCTTGTCCACAATTGGGGTATCCACAATGAAGACCGCTGGTCCCCATGGTTCCCCTTTCGGCAAAAGCCAGAACTGATAACATTCCTCGAACTCAGTAATTTGGTAGACCCATTCTTTTGGATGCTTTGCCAGTACGATTTTCTTCGCTTCTTCCAAACTTACCATACTATCACCTCTAAGAGAGCAAGATTTTTCTGCGCTTTAGACAAATTCATGAAGAAAATCAAGATCTACGTCGTCATTAAGGTTAAGTCCTTGTATGGCATTGGCAAATCTCGCAATTTCAACTTCATGATTACTGTCTATGTACCTTGACAGATATTTCATAAGGAAGTCATTGCTTTTACCAACCTGTCCATCCATAAACTCAACTTTACCGTTTCGGATAGTCCAGTTCATCGTGTGGCCATCACCTAGTGCGGGATTGTTCCAGGTAAATCCAATCGCGCCAACATCGCCTTCCTTGAACTTACGCAGGATGTTACGTTGTACACGGCCGACATCCGGTGATGTAACATGAAGAATTTCGTCTTCCTTCACTTTGAAGACTTTGCAGATATCTTCAAAAGCACGCCCCTTGCCCATCCGGGTGTCACTTTTGGCAGTAGCGTCGATTCCGCACATACGTAAAGTAGTGGCGGTGACACAGTTGTAGCAATTCTTCAGATTCCTTGTCGGATTTGCCTTAGAAACAGCTTCCTCAACGCTTTCCTTGTGGTCGAGCATCTTCAGTCCGGAACTGCTGGCGGATGTACTCTTTTCAGAAACATCTCCGAGAATACCGGTCACTCGCCGCTTCCCGGCATCCATCAGGCCATCCAGCTTGCCCGACTTTGCAAGGCGATAACCGCCGTATGCTGCCAGTGCTTTTATGGCAACGGCTGCGCCGATCTTTAGAGCTTTCTTCTGTTTGTCAGAAAGGCCACTCTTTGACTTTTGCTGGCTTTCCGCAGTTTTTCTTCTTGTGCTGCCTTCAGTATAGCGTCTCCGGCCGGCCGCTGTCAAGGTTCCATCTGGATTTTGATAGCGTCGGATTCCCCAGTGCATCCCGAGGATTCCGTGATGGTAAAGTTCAGTACCATCGTTCCATTTCCACATATAATTCCCTTACGCCCCGTGTGCCTTCATGACTGCGGAAACTGCGGTTGCAGCCATGCCTTTCCGAATCGCCTCAGACTCCACAATGTTTTTCCCGATTTTTGCAACAGCATTATAATTGTTGTATAATGTGCTTATGGTACCTAATGCCGCCGCAGTTGTGCCAGCAATTGCAATCGCTTTTTTGATCTTACTCGGCTCAGTAACCAGCGACTGATACTGCTTTTCCTTTTGCAGGCGGTTAATTTTAGCATTGAGTTCCGCATCACTCAACTCTCGGACGCTCTTTTTCTCGTGTGCGCGGGTATAATCAGGGTGGTCATCCTGCTGATATCGCTTTTTGCCTTCAGCGGTCAAAGTGCCATCCTGATTCTGGTATCGTCGTACGCCCCACTTCATACCCTTGATGCCCCAGTGCCAGAGTTCATCCTGTCGTCTCATCTCATCCCTCCCTTCTGCGTTTTTTCATCTTCTTTTACTTTTTATTGCTTTTATCCCCATTTCCGTGCTATACTGGCATTAACAGCCATTTTTGTGAGGAAAGAGGGAATCATATGGGGGCCAATGAACGCCGCAAACATCCACTCAGAATTCTTTTTGCCATTTTAGGCATCTTGATCGTTTTGTGGATCGCGTTTACAATTTTCAAAGGTTCTTCTGCGGCAAAGTCATTCCGAGGCAGTTTTTTAACCACAGGTGCGAACTTTTCTACGGCCTACACATATACGTCCGGCCGCGACACCTATTACCTGCTCTTTGGCTCCAACGTCAAAGCGGTATGGTTAACTTCGTCCAAATCCGGCAAAGCCTATCTTACAACTTATCAGGGAGAAGGCCTTGCAAACGGCGTCGACTCTGTCTTCTATTATTCTGAGGGAACCTGCCACCGGAATTTCAAATACCAGGAGCCCGGCAGTGATTCCGTTCTGCTCGTCACTGAAACGTCCGGCGGCAATCTGCCTGTGGTTTATGCTTTTGAAAAAGCGAATCTCGAAGTTGCCAAAACCGCTCTTGATGAAATGAAGACCGTCTACGATGTATCGAAACCGTAAAGGCTTGCGAGGAAAGGGAAATCCTATATGTGGACTGCTAAATGCCCCAAGTGCGGAGCAAAGCTTCAGTTTGAAGACAATACCGTTCAAATCATTCGGTGTCCCTCTTGCGGTGTACAGGTTCGCGTAAACGTTAATGTGAACTATAGTTACTCTAAATCGGAGCATACTGAACACATCGTCGATGATGCAAAAATCAAAGCGGCCGAAAATGCAAGCCGTGTCATTGATCTTTTTGCTTCGCCCATTGAAGAACGCCGTGTCAAAAAGAAGGCAGAAGAAGAACGTATACAACGTGAAGCCGAGGAAGCTGAGCGCCGCCGTAAAGAACAGGAAGCCCGGGACGCGGAAGAAGACCGCATTTACCAGGAATGGGCGTCTGCTCAACGGGAAAAACATGCTCGTCAGGCCGGTCGCACAATCGCCAAAGGCATCAATTACTATCGTGCAAATAAGAAAAAATGCCTTATCAGCGCGGTTCTGATCGTTGCAGTTTTGGTTAGCGGTGGTGTCTACGGGTCTGCTGCGCATAAGCGCTCACAGGAACTTGCGGTCCATCAGGCAGAACTTGCCCGCCTGAAAGACGAGGAGATCGCTGCATCACACCTTGCCATGGGCGAAGTGAAAATGCCGGACTTTTCCGAGGATGACGATGCCAGAGATATTATCAAAGCCCTGAAAGATGCAGGCTTTACCAATGTTGTCGATCAACCAAAGCATGACCTCATCCTCGGCAACAATCACTCTCAGTACGAGATCATCGAAGTCACCGTTGACGGCGCACCCTCTTTCACGAAGGGCGAATGGTACCAGCTTGATACAGAAATCGTCGTCTCCTACCACGATTACATTTTTGGGTAATGAGGAGGTTTGAATATGTCCGAATCCGAAATGTTCCCTCTCCAGTCTGCTGGCTGCGAAGTCATTTCCTGCAATACCCCGCTCGACTTTGGCGATACGACTCGTTTTCGTAAGGTCGAATTCCCGGAGCAGGCTGGACTTGCGACCAATTCCTTTCTACAGCTTGTTCCTGCAAAGCTTGCAGCGGAAGCAGCATCAAACACCTATGTTCTCCGGTTTCCGAAAGGCATTCAGGGTTCTCTTATGAACTTGCATCAGGGTGGACAGTCCACGGTCATGAGAGATACAGCAGGGCATTTTGTAGGAACAGCCTCGCTCTACCGAGTTGATCCTGCATCGGTGGCAGCTTTTCAGGCGTTCAGCATTGCGTCTTTCGCAACGGGGCAGTATTTTCTTGCCGACATCAGTTCAAAACTCACCGAAGTCAATAAGAAGCTTGATGACCTTCTTGCATTCCTGCAAACCTCAAAGCGCACGGAGCTTCTCTCCGAGCTGACTTTTGTGAAATATGCATTAGCAAATTATTCAACCATCATGCTCAATGATGCTCAGCGTATTGCAACGATCGGAAATCTCCAGCGTGCAAAAACGAAAGCAATCGCCGACATAGAGTTTTATACCGAGCAGCTTGAAAGTGCAGTCGCTGGAAAATCAAATGAGAGCCAGGCTCAAATCGTTTTGCAGAGCAAGCAGGGTGTTGATCTTGCCTCTCAGCTTTATGCAATCAGCGGGATCATGGAAACCTACTATTCGCAAAACTGGAACGAATCTTATCTCGCAAATCTGGAAGCAGACGCCAAACCGCTATTTGCTCTTACGCAAAATCGCATGATTGGTGCATTAAAAACAGCAGCAGATAAGGTTTCGCAAAAAATCGAAAAGGATGAAAACAAGCACTTTGGTAAGAATTCCGTCTCTCAAATCGAAGCTGAAGTGCTGAAGACATATAACACATTAAGCACTCAGGCAGAGCCGCCTCTATTTGCTTTGATGTGTACCTCACTGAAACAGCCTTCTCAACCGTTGGAGCTCTACCTTCGTCCTGATGGCAGTGTTTATCAGAAGGTATAATCACTCAAACGCATCCCGGTTCACCTTATAAGCTACATACGCATCCATCATAGCGGCAACCGCATCGATCTTCTGGTCATATCGTTGTTTCAGAAGCTTGCGGTTGCCGTTTGTGTCTTCCAAGGTAATGCAGTTGCCCATGGCAAATTGCATCAGCGCTTCGTCAAACAGCAGTTTCCGCTGTTCGCTCAGCTTCTTCAGCTCACCCAGCGGTACACTCTCCGTCTTTGCGCCCTGAATCACCTTCTCGATGGCATACTCGCCGTTTTCCCGCGCCCACCGCTCCACAAAGTCCTTTGCGTTGTAGGGGTCGTAGCCAAAGGCACGCACGTCGTACCCGCTGTTCTCGATAAAGGCATCCAGGTCGTCGTATACTTCCATCATGTCCAGCACCGTGCCTTCCATGATGACCAGTGTCCCCTCCCGCATGAACTCGTCATACTTCTGGCGCATGGCCTGCGGCAGCTTCGAGAGGGTGTAGCTCGTGATGTAGTCCCGTGTCTTCACGCCAAAGTAGCCGTGATCCATTGGGAACAGGAAGGTAAAGGCGCAGAAGTCGTCACCCTGCGAGAGGTCCGCCCCCATGGCACAGGCCATCTGCCAGAAGTCCCGGTGCCGGTGTGGCAGGGTCTCCTCGTAGGGGAAGAAGTAGGTGTACCCTTCCATCGGGATGCCGAAGCGCTTGGCCAGAATGTCGTTCCGGCTCGCCGGTGCTTTCTCGGCGCGCTCCACGTCCAGCTGGTAGGCTTCGTAACTCACGGTCAGCCCCAGGTTCGGGTTCGCCTTCACCCACATCGACGGATCGTTCACTTCTTCAATGCTGTCCAGCTTGTAGTACCAGATGGACACATGCGGGTTGACGTAATCCCCTTTCAGGATGCTCATCAATTCCATTTTGATGGAGTCGCCGCAGCCGTTGCGCACCGTGCCCTCGCTGCTGGTCGCCACGATCAGGTAATCGTTCACCTTCGAACTGCCCTGCTCAATGGCACCAATGGGGTCTTCCCGGATGGGGCAGCTGAGCCACTCGTCTACTGTTGCCACCTTGTCTCTCCGGCCCTGCAGCTTGTCGATGCTCATGGGCCGAATTTCCAAAAGGCTGTTGGTCAGGAAGTTTTCGATGCCCTTCTTCGTGCTGGCCAGCTTCACCCTGCCGGAAGCAGCACCCGTCGTGTTCTGCAGGCTGCCTTCCGTCATAAAACGATAAAGAGGTCCTCTCGCCCGCGCGATCGCTGTGCGCACTGGTGAGAGGACTTCTTCTGCCTGTTTCATGGTGGGTGCTGTGGTGATCTGCTGGGTGGTGTACCCGTCTACGGAAAGAAAGTATTGCTGGATGCAGCTGTCGTACATGCTCTTTGCCGCACCGCGCGCCACGATCAGGTACTGCTTTCGAACCAATCGGTGCTTGATACGCTTCTGCTCGTAGTGGCCGCCGTGTCCGTCCGGGTTCGGCTTGTAGACGGTGCGTTCCTCAAAGTAGTACCACCCGAAGATCTGCTCGGCCCATAGCTTGAAAGTCTCCAGCAGTTTCAGGTCCGTGCCATCCGTCAGGGTCAGCTCCCGTTCGCAGAATTTCACAAAGCCGTCCATGGCCTTGTCATCATAGTAAACGCCCGGGTTCGCGATCAGGTCGTCGATCCGGTTCATCTCCATGCTGATCTCTCTGCAAACAGGGATCTCCCCGCGCATCACGGCCTCCCGGAACCGGCCGTAGTAGATCGGCGTTGCCGTGTTCGAGAGTGCCATTTTGAATTTTTCCTTCCTGCGGGTGCGTTACTGTTTCGCCTCGGTCGATCGTGCCGCAGTGCTGCGGCTGAACGCATTGCCGGTGATCTCCTTGAAATCATCATCGGTGATGATGCCCTTGATAACGTAGATACGCAGCATTGCTTCGCTGATGCGATTGCCGCGCCAACGTTCGGCCAATTTTTCTTTTGTCGTCATCTGTCCTGCCTCCTTACTCTGCATCCGGCATGCTCAGCGCAACGATATCTTCCAGCGCATCTGCGATGCGCGTCTGATCGCTTACCGTATCTTCGGTGGAGCCCTTGCCTGCGGCATCTTCGAAGTTTTCAATGGCATCCAAATAGTCCTGATCGCAAGTGCAGGCGCTGAAATCGCAGCCGGCCTTGACCATCATGGAAACATAGTCATCAAAAACAAGCGCCACAGACCCGTTGATCACGCCGCCGCCAACGATCATTTTGGTGCGCTTTGCCCACGGATAACGAGAAAGCCACTGTTCTGCGGTGAGCTCCTCACCGATCGGCGTAAAAACAGGACTTACATTATCATAGATTTTGTAACGAGACACGTTTTGTCCTCCTTAACTTTGATTCTTTAACTCGAAATATTCGACGTACAAGCTTCCGCCACCGGCAACCAGCGCATAATTTCCGACAGAGACGATCGTTGCCTTTGTTCTTCCCACGCTCAAGCTATAAGAAGTTCGCGTGAAAGATGCATCAAAAACATCAACGACTGTGCTCTTGTTGTCTCCGCCTGCAAAAATCAAGCGCTTATCCATGCCGGAGCCCAATGTGCCTGTCGCGGTATTAGAACGACTGGAGCTCAAAGCAATCGTAGTGTCTCTGGTCAGCGACGCATTGTATCGGTCGATGTATGGCGTAGCCGTTGTGCCGCCGCCAAATACGGCATACCCCGCAAAAGATGCGCCCTGAAAATTTGTTCTGATTGCCGAGAGATTTTCCAGGGTGTGCTTTGTCAAAGCAGAATCGTAACATTCGACTAAGCTGTAACTGGTCGAGTCATCCTTGCCGCCTGCAAAGATCGCGTACTCGCCGATCGAAGCACCGGCCAGATAATATCGTGCCGTACCCAAAGCGGTAATTGTGCTCCGGGTCAAAGAATTGTCGTATGCGTCCGTTGTGTTGGAATTGGTGTTGTTGACCCATCCGGCAAAGATCAGATGGTTCGTGGTGTTTGCGGTGGCGCAGTTGCACTTTGCGGAACTCAGGTCCGTCAATTGCGTTTGTGTCAACGATGCGTTGTACGAAAGAGCTTCCGGTCTTCTTAAAACTTTTACTTTGCTGAAAAGAGCTTTGTATAAATAATAACCGCCTGCAAAGATAGCACGATTATTTATCACACCGCTCAACATGCCTGATCTCCATTTATCGGTATAGTTTGAGAAGCTAAGCTGCGCAATGTTTTGTGCAGTCAATGAAGAATCATAGGCATTTACACCATCCGTATAGTTATATTGGTTTGATTGTCCATCGTCACCGCCTGCAAAAATAGCGTAACTGCCAACGGAAGCTCCCGCAACATTGTTTAATATGGAAAACATTCCATTCAAACTCGACGAATTACTCATTCTTAATGGGGTATTCGTTCTTCCGCCATAAACAATCGTTCTCAAATCCGAAAAGAATGATTTTGCGACGCCATTTTTGCCAATATACGCCTTTCGAACCCTTCGCGCTTTCAAACCGGTAGAAACGCCAGTCTGAACATATTCAAGCCGTTCATATTTTGCAGAGATCGAAAAGGTTCCGCTTTTGGAACCATCGTTATCATAATGGATGTCGATGCTTATGGATTCTCCCAATTTGATTACCCCGGTCCAGGTTCCGCTTTTGTTATAATCAGAGCTTTGACGATAATTTATAACATACGTACTGCCGACCTTAAGATACACGTAAACATCGCCGTTTGTGTTTGAATGACTGCAATAAATCTTCCAATTGATGGTAATGGTCATATTTTTCGTTGCAGTATATGTGCCGCTGGTGCTTGAGAATGAAGTGGCCGGGCATTCATAAGGATTTGTCCCGGAGAAGAAATCCGGGAAGTTGCCCCAATTGATTTGCGTATTGACCGTTTTATTTTGATACCCGTAAACCGGTGATGACCCATTCACTCCGACATACAGGTGTTTGACTTCTCTTGCCGCATTGGATTTACCCAAATAAAATTTATGAGCCATAAGAGGGCCTCCTTACTCATAAACAAGGTAGATCGCGCCATCTTCCAATTCTGAGACACCGGCGGTCAAATCTTCTGTTCCCGAGCCGATCTTGATACCGACGAGGGCATACAAAGTGGCGGCGGGTAAACTGTATTCCTGTGCCTCCACACTCAGTGTGCCGTCCTCATCCACCGTCAGCCCCTTGCCGACCTTGATGCCGCCCAGCTCGGCTGCAGTGGCGGCTCGATTCGGGAGATAGTTTTTTAAAAGCTCCGTGATTTCCCCATGCGTCGGATAATTCGATAAGTCGATCCGGGGCACACTCTCGACCCAGACATTGGCACTGCCATCCCAGAGCCAGATACTGTTGGTGGAGCCGACGATGGCCCAGTCACCCTTCGCGCCGTTCGGCACTGCAGCCGTCAGAACTCCTTCTGTCTCAAACCAGCCTTTGTAGCCTTCCGCCACGGTGCGCACCTCATCCGCGTACTTTTTGGCGTTTGCTTCGCTGGTCTTGGCGTTTGTCTCAGAGGTGGCTGCATTCGTTTCGCTGGTCTTGGCTGCAGTGGCGCTGTCACCGGCTTTGGTCGCAGAGCTTCCGGCATTGGTTTCACTGGTTTTAGCAGCAGTCGCACTCGATTGTGCGGCAGTGGCGCTGTTGCCCGCTGCTGTGGCCGAAGTGGCTGCGTTGCTTTCACTGGTCTTTGCCGCAGTCGCACTGCTGCCCGCCGCCACGGCACTTGAACTTGCCGAAGATGCAGAACCTGCTGCACTGGAAGCACTCCCAGCTGCCGCGCTGGCACTCCTGGCTGCACTGGAAGCACTTTTACCGGCATCATCAGCATAGTTCGACGCAGCCGTTTTGGAGCTCTCTGCCGATTTGGCATAATCGTCCATCTGCTGCAGCACGGTCCCGGCATGAACGGTCAGTTCGTTCTTCAGCTTGGCCAGAAAGTCCACGATCTGCGGCTGGTTGCCTTCCACGTCAACTTCCAGTCCCTCCAGCACGCTTGCCGCACCAAGGGTCGTGTGATACGCCTTCTGCACCACGTCGCTGCTGTCGGTTGTGAAGCAGTTCACCACAAAGAGCACGGTGCCCTTTGTCATCACGGCATCTGCGGCCACCACCCAGACAAAGCTGAAGGTGTCCGTGTCCACGGTCTTCTCACTTACCGTGAAGTAATTCACCTCACCGTCCGCATTTTGATAATTGATTCGGATCTGAAAGCTCGAAAGGTCGCTCCCGTGATAGTATCGGTTCATGCGGAAGCGTACCCGGTTCACGTCCTTGTCGCCTTCCACGCCCAGCACGACGCCCCGCTCGGGGACGGTGATGATGCGCAGATGTTCGTCAATGAGAAACGAAAGCTCGTCGTCGCTCTCGGTCGTTTCCGCCGCCAGCAGTTCGTCCACCGTCGCCATTCCATCCCCCTCTTTCAGTTTTCGTCGCCGCCAAGTCCTTCCAGACTTGTTCCGGTCCCAATAGTCGTTCCGAATGCCTGTTCAATGGTGCCGTCAGCATCCTTTTTCACACAATATACCGTAAACCGCACCGTACCTTTCGACGACACCACGTCTTTACCAACCACCCAGGTGAACCGTACAGCATCCTCGCTCACGGTCTTGTCGCTGGTCGGGGCAATGCCGCGTTCACCTTCAGCGTTGTCGTAATGTACCTCGATGGCAAAATCCGAAAGGTCGGTCCCACGGTAGTAGCGCGGCATCCGAAAGCGCACCAGATTCACGTCTTTGTCGCCTTCTACACCCAGCACTGTCCCGCGCTCCGGCACCGAAATGAGCCGGAAGTCCTTGTCAATGACAAAGCACAGTTCTTCTTCCTCCCGGTTCGGCTCGGCCATGTTGGCCAGCACATCTTCCACACTTGCCATCACGTCACCTGCTCGATCAGTACCGGGTTTGTCTTCATGCGGGTCTTGCCGGTCTGGCCGATCAGCTGCACCTTGAAGCTCCTACCGTCGGTCACTTCGTCCGGCACCATGCACTCAAAGTCCGCGTTCACAGCCATGGCGTATTCGTCGTTGAACACCAGCACCTTCTTGGCGTAGAGCCAGTCGTTGTCCGCGATCTTCAGCCGACAACGCAGATATCCCTTGCTCCCGGAGATGATGCCGCCAAAGTCGCCGTCCTTGCGCAGGGTCTGCCCCTCGACGGTAAATGGTAAAGTTCGCATTACTTCTCCTCCTTGTCGCACATCACATACAGCCGCCATTCCAGTTCGCTGATCTGGTTCTTGACGGCCTCCATCACAGTGCTCGACTGCGGCGGGTCAAACAGCATCCGCACCTTCAGCGCCACATAGCTTCTCACCGCCTCAATGTCCGGGCAGTCGGCCATGTATTGGCTCCACGTCGCCGTTGCGTCGCCGATGCTGAAACCGCCCGCCGGGCCCACGCCCATCTGCCGCAGGATCATCAGCACACTGTTGATATGCATGATAAGGTCCGGGTCAAATGCCGTATACTCCTCGGTCAGGCCAAGGAGCTTCTTTACCGAGGTCAGTATGCTGTCCATTGTTTATCTCCTTAGTCCACGATGCACATATTGTCCCACTTCTTGTAGGCGTCCAGATAGGTCTCGCCCTTGTCGCCGTTGTGAGTGATCTCGTAGTACATGCCGTCTGCCACGGTCGTGCTCACCAGCGCCTTCCAGTTCTGCAAAGTCTTCGAGAACCAGACGACATACACGTCATTCAGCGTCAGCTTCTTGCCGTCGGTCACGTCTACATGCTCGTTGAAGTAGTCCACCACCAACTGGCGCGCATAGGTCATAAAATCGCTCTTGTTCATTTTGAATTTCTCCTTTTCAAAAGAAAAAGCGCACCAGCTGTTAAGCCAGTGCGCTTTTGTTGAAAAATCAATTATTATTCTGAAGCCATTCACAAAAATCGGAAAAAGCAGTATTCATCAATTGCGTATCCATTCGCGCCAGCGCATTAAAGAAAATACGCTTTTCCTGCATTTTAGCCTCATCTATCTTGTAAAGATGAGCTGATTCATAGATTATCCCGCAATCCTTCAAATAGCTTAAGATTTGACGCTTTATTGTACTGTTTCCAACAGTTACAAATTCAATTCGCTCTGCAGATTTAGCCAGCGTATCCTTTCTGTGAGTTCTAAACTCAATGAAGATACACCGCATCCCATGAATAAACTTTATAATATCAAAGTGTGCTGCGTCCTCGAAATCATATTTGTAGGGAATCAATGAATAATATGCATTGATGTTTGGTGCGGTGACCTTGAAATCGTCCGCTTTTACAATTTCAATCATCGTCGGTTCGCCCGAAAAACCATCATGGGCAACCAGAAGACTTGCTTCAGGCGCATAAGACTCAATACTGATATGCTTAGTTCCCCAATTGATTTTCCTGCATACAATGGAGGAATTGTAGATACGAGAATCAACCCCGTCCCGGCCAACTGAAACTTCCATGTCAGGCGCATCAATTGAAACATTTACGAGCTGTTCAAACTTCAAGGGCTCATCCATTACAGCAATATTAGCTATATAATCTTCCCGTTTTGTCGCCTGCTTCTTGGCCGGCATCATACCAAAAACTGCTGCATACTCCATATCTTCCGTTTCACTTCCGAGAATCTCTGAACATTCCAAATACGGTCTCTCATATGCAGTTGCCTTTGCCTTGAAAGAGTCGTAAACATAAGAAATATGTCTGGGGAAAATCTGTCGCTTGCTAATCTGCATATAGCAGTCAAAGAAAATCTGGGACGGAAAATAGGACTGACTCTGCGAATATTCAAAGTACATATCCGCCAATGTTTCGTGATCTTTATTCAGGATAATTTTTGCCAGTGCGTAATCTCTAAATGCGGGCCCCGTAAAATCAACAGATGCATTTTCCTCTTTGACACTATTCCGTACAAACGGATGCTGAGGTAAGAAAGTATCGAGTAAAGATTGATACTCATCTACCAATTGAGGCGGCAAAAAGTTCAACGGATAGTTTTTATAAGAACAATCCTGAAAGAGAATGTAATAAATAACTCTTACAAGCTGTTCTTCAGCTGAATAAACCTTATCCCAATCGTTAAACTCCGGATGTAAACTAGCACAGCGTTCTCTAAAAGCAGGAATAGCTTTTTCAACCTGCTCTCTAGACAATAAATCCTCCATTATTTTCGTAATGATTGACACACAGTCTTTCTGATTAGAAAGGCCACTAATCATTTTTTGACGGTTCGGACAAGACTTAATGTGGGCGGAAATCGCCTCCAAAACAGGTGCATATCCAAGAAACGACGCACATTCGTCTTTCGTTATATTGCCCTTGATTACGCTATAATATTTATCAGCACACTCGCGATCAGGTGCTGTCGGGACTTTTTCCCCTGCAATGCTTTCAACGATGAACTCCTTTGCGTTTTCTTCGCCAAAGAATCCAATTTCGTAGTGTGCTACCGCAATCCCATTTTCAGCGCAGAAGGAAGCCAAATATTGTGCAGTTTCAGTTCTTGCCAGTAAAAATACTGTCGGAAGTTGATGACACGAAAGATTCTTACTAATATCTGCGATAAAACTATCCAGCATCTTTCTTCCGGAAATTATTTCTGCTTCGTCAAAAGCATCAATTACCAGTAACACATTACCTGAGTTCAAATCGGCAATAAAGTTAGAATAATTAGGAGCATCAACAGCGCTGATAATTGAACCTGCAAAGCTATTCGTGCCGACTTTCACTTTTGCAAGGTTCCAATAAATTGCGTCAAACTTATATGCGATATATTTTGCCAGCGCACTCTTTCCGGCTGCTCCAGGAGCTGAAAGCAGCACAAACTTTGGTTTTAGGCTAGACAGTTTAGGGTCTGTTTTCACATCGCTAAATGAAGGCGCAATGTAAAAAGGCTTTTCACCAATGTACTTGAGATACTCTGCAACATCCGCACTCAACGAGTATTTCTTGCACTTTTTATAAGGGCTTAAAATTCCATCAAGAGTCATTTGGCATCCTCCTACGATAGAGTCCATATATTTTATAATATTATAGTCTCTTATCTGGTGCATGTCAATTTTCTCCTTTCTGTTACTCGTACAATTATATAACAAGTATCTTGTGAAAAGTGTCAATTGGCGTGTTCATTTCCTCCACGGGCAGGTGTCGCCCGGTCTTCGTTCCGTATACACGGGCTTCAGGATCGTGTCGTCCCCGTAGTGGATGGCCTTGTGCGTCCGGTCACTCACGCAGATCACATTCTCCGGGTCAAGCAGCGCGTCCGAGTGCTCCAGCACGTCCTCTTTCGTCAGCGGGTTCAAGTGGTGGATAATAATGCGTGGTCTTATGGGCTTGCCGTTCCGTATCACCCAGTCCATGATCTCGTGGTCCGGGCACGCCAAGTCGCATCCGCCATCCCGCACAATGATTCTGTCCCGGAACGCCCTCCACTCTCTTGATCGGTAGAAGTCCTGATTCAGATATCGGTCAAATCCAAAGGTGTCCTGTCCAACAGCACCATGCAGTTGCAAATAATGGAAGCGGTCTTCAAATGTTGCATACTGGCAAAGCTCAGAGTATGTCTTCCTGCTCATCCGCTCAGTACCCCATACACCAGCAGACCATGGCAAATGCCGTGCAGATCATTGAAATACGGATCAGTTTGCCATGCAGGTTCTCAAGGCCTTCCGCTTCGTCATGGCAAGCACACGCAAATGTAAAGATCAGTGTACACCAGCATCCGAACCCGCCGATCCGCTTATCAATGATCCTTGGGAGTCCAACCGCGATGGCCGTCAGAAGCGACAGAATACTCGGAGGCAGATACCACCAGTACCGCTTGCTTGTTGGTTGTTCTCGGTCCGTAAGAATACACGCCAGCTGAAGCCATGGCAGTGCTGCCATCAGCCAGAAGCAAACTTTCTCAAGTCCAGTCATTGCCGTCGTCCTCCTCGTCCTGTCCGTTATACACCCGCATGGCCTTGATGGCTTCGGCATATATTTCTTCGGTGTTCTTCGCCGCCTGCAGCGCTTCGGTCTTTGCCCGCAGAAGTTTGTTTTCTTCTTCCAGCTTCTCTTTCTCCAGTTCTGACTTAAACGTGGCCAGTTTAAGGAAATGAGTCGTTTCAGCTGAGGAAGCAGTGCCTTCCCGCAGCCGCTTTTCAACCAGATCCATTGCCAGAGAGATCATCTGGTTCTCTCTCGCTTCCGGAGACAATGCCGGCCGCATTCCGACATCCTCGCCAGATGAGACCTTTCTTGTCTTCATGCGTTTTCATTCCTTTCGGGCGGATCCGTGTTACCGGGTAACCGCCTCATATGTTTTCTCGAAGATATCGGGCTTACAGGGATAAATTTCACCCTTGATTCCCTGGATCACATAGTCGCCATAATTCGCATGATGCCAGCCTTCGAGCGTTTTAATGTCGGCATTCGTATCATGCGCGTGATAAAAGCAGGCGCTCGTTCCATGCAGGATAACATCGTTGCTTGCAACGGCGTCCATGAACCAGTCGGGCATATTGTCGATGCCGAGCTGAAATGCCTCGATCACAACAGGCTTCTTTCGAAATTTCATCGTCATCCTCTTTTCGAGTTTTGTCTTTTTATTCTCTTTCGTACGGGTTTATCGTCACTTCTATTAACTTTCGTGCCGCTTTTGAGCACTTTGCGTTGACTTTGAACGACTTTTGCAATACTTTTCTGCACTTTTAGCTTTTGTAAAGGCTTATGGGAGCTGTTAGAGAGAATGTTTTCATGAAGGTAAAGGAGAAATCATGATGCCGTAAAACCCAAAAAGCAAGCCATTTGAAAGGAGGTGTCAGAACACTATCCCATAAGCCCTTACAAAAGCTCTGATTGCCAAAACAATCAGAGCAGAAAATCCAATACCCGGCTCTGTCTACACCCAAAGCCCAAATATCAATTTTACCTCCGGGGAAATATCAAAGACCAGCGCGATTTAGGGAGGGGGTGGATTTTTCAGACCCCCTCCCCCTGTCTAAACGTTCTGTTTAAGCAGCGTTGTCACCGTTTTCACTGTCGGGAAGGGTCTTTTTGACCTTCCGGTACAGGTTCAAAGGATCAGCTTTGATAATTTGATCGATTGCCTGCTCAATTTCATAAGCATTTTCGTTATCAGACAGCTGATCCGAGGTGTACGCGAGCCGCGCAAGGAGCCCGCAGGAGTTGTAGCCGTGGTCACAGTCAAAACGATACCACTGATCGAACTGGTCGTGCGGATCATAAGGATTATCGACCGTAGTAATGAAACAACGAACCATAATTTTTTCTTCCTTTCGACCTTATTTGTTCAGAGCATCGTAAATCGTGGACTTCGGAACGCCACAAGCTTCGGCAATTTGCTCATAGGTGTATCCACCAGTGAGCATTGCTTTTGCTTTACTGAGTTTTGCAGACGAAAGCTTTGCAGTTGCTTTTGGCATTGCGCGCTTAACGATTTCAGTTGAATCAGAAGAATTCAAGAACTTTGTCAGCAGCGAATCAGAAATTGCGTGCTTCTGAACAGCTTCCCATTCGCGGTCGCTGAAGACGATCTTGGTCTTACTACTGTTAGCCCCAACCTGTTCACGGGCGCGCTGCATCTCGACACTTGAGATCTTCTTGATTTCTTTCTTATCGTCCTTATTGTTGTAGTCCAGACCGCGAGCTTCGACAATTGCCTTGATTTTGGAGTTTGCGATGATCATGGCACGGCGCTCTTTCGGCTTATTGGCCAGAACAGCCTGATACTTCTCGTTCAGAGATGCCACTTCAGCTGCATACTCCTTGGCTGCTGCCGGGTCACGCTGGATACCCTTCATGTTGACGGATTCCTTGCGTGCCTTGTTGGCCATTGCCTTCAGAGAATTGGAGAAGGTCGCATACAGTTCTTCCTGGGGCGTACCCGAAGACAAGGGACGAACGTCGTCCATCAGCGAGATGCGGCTGACTTCTGTCTCTGCAATGCGCTGCTTGCCATTCTTGTCGGGGTAGGTTCGCCCGCTCTCCTTATAGATGGGTTTGCCTGTTTCCTTGTCGATACGCACGCTGCCGCGGCGTTCAGGAATGCGAACAGTCTGCTTACGTCGGGACAGCAGGGTGGATGCACCGCCGTACTTTTCAGTGCCATCTTCCTCAGTACGAATCTGGTACTTACGCTTCAGCTCCTGGATACCGTTCTCTTTCTCGGAGCGCTTGTAATCCAGCTTGTGCTTCTCCGCATCAATAACGACCATTGAGTGGCGCACTGCACGCTCCAAATCTTCGGTCGGTGCTCCGCGCAGTGTCATGTCAGTAATGAGATTGGAGATGATACCCATCTCTTTCTGCTTCTCCTCCTTCTTCATCAGACGCACGTTGTTCGGGTTGCCTTCCGGAACAGCATAGGCCGTCTTCGGATCGAAGTTTTTCAGTCCAGGCAGTGGATCAGTAGAGTTGATGCGCACCTTATCGCTCATCGGGATAGCCATAACGGTGTCGCCGTCGAAGTCCGCACCCGACAGGCGTTCAGCAACCTTGGAACTGATACCGATTGCATCGCGGACATTACCGAGATTTGCTTTGCCACTGGCATTCTTGTTGTTTACCGTGACAATCGGAATCTCAAAGGTACCTGCATGAGGATAGCGAACCAACGCAAGCTGGGTACCATTCTCATATGTAGGGCAGTAAGCTTCAGTCTCCTTGATCTTGTCCAGAGGAAGGATGACTTTCGTTGCCTGACCGGGAAATGCCGATGCCTTCAGCGTCATGGATGTGCCATCGCACTTCTCCGCGAAGTCCATCAGCATCTTTTTCTTGACGGTCGGGTTCGTGTAGTGCATGATCTCGTCGTACTCAGCCTTATAATCGGCCATGGTGAGATCAAGCTGCTTCTTAATCAGCGGCAGGGGCTGCTTAGAAAGAAACTGAGATGAAACGCTCTTGGACATATCGTCCCAGTCGCCTTCCCACTTCAGTTTGTTGATGGGAGAAAGATGCTCTTTACCATCTTTGCCAGCATAAGTGCTCTGACCTTCAGCAGTAATGGCTGCGCCAAACGGATTGCCCGGGTCGTTCTTGATTTCCTTGAAGACCTTCATCTTAGGCGTACCAGAAGGTTTGTTCGTGTTGAACACAATGTCCACACCATCCGGCATATTGTCGGAATACATGGCCATGCCCTTCAGATAGTGGCTGTTGTCCACCATGATACGAACCTGAGCATAATGGGAATTGCCCAAATCCAGATCAGGCACACCACGGCGAATCTCCATGACGCCGTCCTTTGCAAGACCGCCTTCATCGCCATAGCGAACGGCAACACGCTTTGAGTCTAAACTCGAAGGAGGCTGCAACTGGCGAAATGAACTGCCACCATCATCAGAATGATAGTCGCCCAGAGACTGGATGTCACCCTGATGCTTATAGGCATAACTCTGGTCATATTCCGGCTTTGCCAGAACAGTGATGTTGGTCTGCTGACGGAAGTTGGTGGGCTGCTTGATGCCGACGCCATAGCGCTTGTAGCCATGCTCTGCTTCCAGAATATAAATGGCTTCATCCATCTTACCTTCCGATACACCGAGAACCAGATTTGTGCCTTCTGACACATCAACCATGCCCTTCTTGTCTACTTCCTTCTTCAAGGTTTCAGCAATCTTCTCGGCTTGATCTTTCTTGGTGCCGACACCGTTCTTATACATAGAGCGAACGGTGGATTCCGGAAGGCCGAGCTTCTGGCCGATCTCAGTCCAGCCCATGTCAGGGTTTTCCTTCTTCAGCTTCTGGATGTCGTCCCACTGCTGCGCCTTGCGGTCATGACCAGCTTTGGTTTTGGCAACACGGAACTCTGTGGCTCCGAGCTTATAATCGTCGGGCAGGGTGCTGTTGATAGCATCGAGGATTTCGCCTTCCACCATACCTTTATTCTTCAGCTGATCTACGCGAGACAGGAAGTCGCCAGAATGCTGATACGGGGTCTCACCGCTGCCCCACGGATAGCGGCCAGAATGACGTTTTGTGCCGTAATGCTCCAGTGTATCGCCTTCGCCGCCATACTCGATGCCAAAGTAGTTCTTCAAATCTTTCTCAACCGGGTTCATCATATCAGCACACTCCCATTCTCAGCTTTGCAATGATCGGATCAAACTCACGAATTTTGTCCATAATCGGATTGATGTCATCAGGGCCTGGATTCGCGATGAGAATATCATCGGACTGGTAGATGCGGTTCTCGATCTGGATTTTCTCGGGCTTGATTCGATATTCGAGGCAGAACAGTGCGTCATAAATCAGCAGTTGTTCCATGTGCGCCGGAATCATTCCGGTCTTGAGATCGTGGATACGAAGAATATCATCTCGGAAGCAGATGGAGTCTGCCGTTCCGAAACAGTTGTCAGAATAATAGAGAACCTGCTCAGGCGTCATACGGAAGCCAATAGCATCGTTGACGTAATTATTCAGGGTTTTCTTTGAACGGGGAAGCTTTTGGCCAAGTTCGATGCACTTTGCTGCGAACTCGTGCAGTTCGGTGCCTTTCTGTGTGGCCATAAAGTTCGTATAGACAACGGCAAGTTTGTCGGGATCATAATTGATCCAGCTATACTTACTAGCGCTGAGAAAAGCGTGCTGTCCTCTCAGACGCGAATGATCGTTGAAGGTCATTCAGAATCTCCTCCTTATTTTCCGGGTAAATGAACGCCGCATAGCTCATCTGATTCATCAGGTTCACATAGTAATCCTGATTCGGCCGATGCGGGGCATTCGCAGTGCGCTTACCTTCGAGTGCTGCCCACCTATCACGATATAAAACCAAGAGATCAGGCATTCCCTGAATCTCGGTCGGGTCAATGTGCAGGACGATACAGCCCGGAAAGCGCTCTTTGAGTTCTCTTACCAGGTTTGCTTTGAATCGGTTTTCCAGCATAAAAATCTCCTCCAAAAAGAAAGAGGAGTAGCACGTTTGGGACGCACTCTCTCCTCTCCATAAAAGGGGCAGTATTTTTCACGCGGGTCAAAACAGCCCAAAACGGATGCAAACGGACGAAAACAGTCCAAAACGGATAAAAACAGAAATTAGGGTTGTAAAAAAGAAAGAGCCACAGATTTCTCTGCGCCTCTTATCTCTAAAATATCATTCGGGTCGATGCTGATAGAAGAATAAGTACCAGTCGGGCACTCCGGCTTCCAGCATTCGCCCATCGTCGTACTCAAACTTTCCGTAGTCTTCGCTAAGTTCGAGGTTTGATGTCTCATACTCATCCAAGCTTATCGGATGATTGATCTCATCTTCCGTCTTTGTAATGTCACACGCCTGGCAGGTCCAGTAACCCTGCACGTCTTCGGTCATTGGCCGACCGCATTCGCACACAGGAATCTTCGTATGCAATTCTACGAATTCGTTTGCATAGCAGGTCACAGGATTTCCGGCAGCGTCCGTAGCGGTCCATTCTTCAAAGCCATCGTCGTTGATAAAGCGGTTCATATAAGCCATCTTTATTACCTCATAAGCATCTAATCGGTGTGTACAACGGTCGTCTCGAGTATACAACGCTGGTCGGGTTCTTACAAGTTTTTTGCCTTGAACTTTTCGTAAATTTTGGCTCTGCCCACTTGCCCACTTTTTTCTCTTAACTATATATAATATTTTTATTTTTTATAGTGTAAATAGAAATAAAAGTGGGTTTTTGGGCAGAAAGGCATTTTTCTTCAAAAATATAGCGTATTTACGCAATATTTTGTTTAAAAATCGTGCCCACTTTTGATTTTAAAAGTGGGCAGAAAGTGGGCAAATGACCAGAAATTGTGAAAGTTTTGTTAACAAAATGCCCGATTTTCTAACCTAGAATAGAATTTCACGCTTCTGACACGACTTTACCCAGAAAAAAAGTGGGCACGAATTTCAAAAGTGGGCAAAGAAAAAAGACGTCGAACAATTCGCTGACGCCTCTTTTCAGCTAAATTCTAGCTGCTGTCAATGCCAATTTTCATCAGTTCATCATCTCCTCTTCTTCAATTTGATTCAAATATTCGGCCGCCGCATAAATGAAATCTTTCGGTGAAGGCGGTCTATTCAAGGGTCTGCCCATCACTTTTTCCATGACATGACACTGCTCACGCCATGCGATGCCAACCGCTCTGCGAATATCATCGTCAAGACGTTTCCTATCTCGTCCGTATTTGCTGCTAAGGTAGTCATAGCATCCGATCAGCCCTCCCGAATGCTGCCCCTCTGCTGCATCAATTGCGTCACCAAGCATATTGAAGCCAATCAGCCACGGCCCAATGTTGAGCGATCTCAGAAAATCGCGTGTCCGAGCTCTCATTCGATCACCTCCTTTCAAAGTCGCACCGTAAATGCCGTAAAAATCCCGCATCCCAGAACAAGGATACTCTTCAGAATATCTTTCCCAGGCACAGTCACATGCACGATTTTACCATCTCGTCTAGTGCGGACGCCAATCTTGAAACCGCTCATGAATGCGTGCGCGTATAGACAGCACATCAAAGCGGCAAGCAGAAATCTTATCATTTTGGCTTCTCCCATCCGTTTTCTCTATCTACCGAAGTCCGTTTTCCTTCGCCAATAGCCACTCGCCACGCAAAAACAGCAGCGTCAAAATCTTCTTTCGAGATTCCGCGTTTCTTTGCCTCATACAGTGCCTGCGTGTACGACCAGAGCCCATCAATATAGCGTCCAGCAAACACGCCAGCCAATTCGGTATCGTCCATCACTTCACCGCGCTCCCTTTCCGGGTCTGGTCATCTGCCGGCCAGAATGTGTAAATGTCATCAAAGACGACCGGGATCTTGCTTTGCAGTTCCTTCAGCAGTGGGCACATCAGTTCTCTCATCTGAGGATGGGCCGCCACGGGAGTACGCAGCTTGAAGATGTTGCGCCACTCACGGTAGTTGGTGGTGAGCACGATCTCGGTCTTCAGGCACAACGGCAGCACGCAACGAGCCTGTTCGGGACGCATACCAGCCTTAATCATAGCCATGTAGTTCTTTTCAGTTTCTTCGCAGGTGCTAATCCACGATCTGTACTTTACAGCATAGGTCGGGTCTTCAGGCATTCTGCGAGTTGGAATATACGAGGGCAGGATAAAGCTCAGTTCCCCGCCAAACTTCTCATTCGAGTAGTTGCAGTACCGGGTGCTCTCCTGTGCAAAAGAAGCAATGCGGTGCCGCACCAGCTCATTGGCAATGGCCCGGTCACACGTGAACAGCACGGACAGCTGGGAATGCTCAAGCATGGCCTCATGCCCTTGCTTCACCAGAAAGCCCACCAGTTTCTTTGCCGACTCACCATCCGGCGTGATCTTATCCTCGCTCTTGTAGCAGACCCGGGCAACGCGCTCAATCTGCTGCAGCTCCTTGATGCCACCCTCAGAAATATCAGTGAGGATCTCGTACTTAGGTTCAATGATTTTCATAAAAAGTCCCCCATAATATCAATGTCATTCAAAATAGCGTCAATTAGTTCGTTCAAAAAAGCAACCAGACGGTAAGGCCAGCTGTTCAAAATCCTTTGATATTTTTCCTGTTCCTGACGAAAATGCTCATACCCTTGTGCTCTGTTCCAAGCAGTATACGGGTCTTGCATTTGTATGCTGTCAATAAGTATCCTGTTAATTTCAGAGCTTGCATCAAACGGAATGCAGTCTCGAATATCTCTTGCACTGTACGCTCCAGCCTTGGCCATTGCGCTCAATGCTCTGGAAAAGTGCTCAAAGTTATCCATCTGGTGTACCTCATAGCAAAATCCTAAACCAGATAAACCACAGCAGTTTCAGCGTGAATGCAATAACAATAGCCCACGCGCAAATAACAACGGTCGTTCCAAACACATGTCCAAGGAACACACCGAGCTTATTCCAAACATCAGGTTTCATTATTACTCGTCTCCCATGAATTCTTTTAGAATCTTCTTCCATTCAGTCTTCAATAGCGTTTTCAATTGGTTTAGCGAAAGTTCATTTGCAACATAATAGTACATCATCCATTCTCTAAAACGTTCCTTCTCGGTCACATTGTGCTCTTGCAAAAAATCATTTATTATTTGATCGTATAGTCCGCTCACGTTTTACACCTCCTCACAGCATCCACCCGGCACTCCGCAGCGTTCAGCTCAAAAATGGCTGCATCCACAAATTCCGGGTCGCAGTTCTCAAAGTGGTTCCGAGCCACTTCCAAGGACTGCAAAGCTTCCCGCAGGGTATTAACCGTTGTTGGAATCGGCTCCATGCGGAATATCTTTTTGACATACTCAGCGATTTTTCGCAGCATTTCTACACCTCCACATCTTTGTGACCTGGCGAGCTGTGAGCCAGCCCTCAACATCATCATGGCCAAGCAGCTGCGCACTCATCACCTCGATAAGCCCCTGCTCAAAGCCATAAGAGCCCCAACCCCAAATGCCATCCCAGATACGATTTCCAGCAGCATCATATGCAACGATTTGCTCACCGCCATCGTGTCGTCCGCCCGGAAGACACTCCTGACAGTCCGGTCTATCCATCTCAGGCCAACGACGTCCATAAGTATGCGGAACCTTAGCGTGCTTCAGCAGAATATCCAGCTTCTGCATCTCGGTCATGTGGCTCCGAACCCGCAGCTTCCAGGTTTTCTTGGACATGTTTCTCATTTCTGCATTTCCTTTCGTCAGCCTCCATGGTCTTTGCGATTTTATGCTGAATATAAAGCACACAGCCAGCCTGACTATCACACCCGAATGAAGCCAATAGTCCAGCAATAGCATTCAAAGAGTTCAAATCCTCTTCAGCAAATATCATTTAGCGTTCACCGTTCCTCCTGGTACTCTACAATTTTGGTCACTTCACTCTGAACCCGGCGTAAGAAATCACACGTACCCAAGCGACCGCACTCCCTCAATGCCTCGGCGATATCGCCCAAAATATCTATATCGGATCTTGTGAGATTAACTTGAGGAATAACTTCAATGTTCTCCTCTGTGATAAATGGGGTATAGTCCCCACAATGGCAGCATTTAATGTTCATGCGTTGCATACAAGCATCTCCTTCGATGATAAAAATAAAGAGCCGCAGATTTCTCCACGGCTCAATGCCTTAATGATTAGTTCGCATTATCGTTCCATAAAATCTTTATCTACTAAGTCATATTCCACATCATGGTCATTGGAATTGCCAATAAATACCGAAAACGCCTTATCAAGGTCTGTAAAGTCACACACTGCAATTTCATTCTTGATGAATGCAGGTGAGCCAACCAAAGCCTCGCACATACGGTCACGAAATTTAGCCATTTCCTCATGATTCTTGCATTTGATGTTCAGAACAATCATAGTTCGTACCTCCAAAATATAATTTTGAGACTAATCATCTCATAAAGGAGTCCGTTATTTTCGCGTCTTCTCTTCAAACTTCACGGGCTTCTTGCTACCTTCCCGTGCACACTCCGTCAGGCACTCGTTGCAGGGCTCGTCCGTCTCCAGCACCTTGAAGTTCTTGCACTTCGGGCAGTAGGTCGCATAGTCCACTTCGCACATCCAGTCATTCATCAGACTTCACCTCCAGTCGCTCATCAAAAATGGATGTTTTTGACACGCATACATTACGCTCACAACATGGGCATCGCAAAGATACTTCTTCTCCTGATGGACTTACTCGAAATAACACACCATCATAGATGCGGCCATCGTGATCAACCAGAAAAGTTCCACATCGCGGACATGTAATTCGAGGTATATCCTTATATTCTTTTTTCACCTTCACCGCAAACCTATCATCCAACTCCGGATGCGTTACCCGTTGGTTCAGTGCCCAGAGCAGGTTCCAGCAGGCAGCGCGCAGATGATCTTCATCGTCCATACCGACCATGTACTTAGCCAGATGCCGCGCAGCACTGTCCAGCAGAGAGTGGAGAGGAATGCCCTTATCCACGTTATGCTCACCGTACTTCAGAGCACCCTCCTCGCAATGCTTGCTGACTTCCATGATGCCGTACCACGGAAGCAGATCCATACGGCCCTTCCCTGCGTGCATGTCGCGTTTTGCACCGGTTTCAAACTCAGTACGATCTCCAGAATCTTTAATCATTTTCCTTTTTTCTCCTTTGAAATTTTTCGCTGCAGCTCGAGTGCCTTGTAAAGCGCGGCCAGGAATGTACGAAATTCGTCATCCACATCGGAACGTTCCAAGATAGCGGCCGCCATCTTGTCGGTCTTGACATATCCAGCAATCATCGCTACATAAACGTCGAGCAATTCTTCATCTGCCATTTCAAACTCCCCCAAATCTGCTTCGGCGAACGAATGAGGAACCAGCCATACGTATAGGTATCCTCTCGCTTTTTCATAAGCTCGACACCAATGAATTCGCCACGTCCACGAATTTGAAGCACCGCCTGAAATCCTAGTTCGGTCACTTCCTTGTTTATATAATTTGCTGTAGTGGAGCTTTGACGAGTCTTTTTGAACCTCTTGACTCTTTTGCATCGGCTCTCCAGCATACGCTCGATCTTCTTAATTGTCTTTTTCGACGGATTGCACATCGTTCTGCCTCCCTTCGTATTTCAGGAAAATCCCGTATTCTCCTCTTACGAACAGAATTTTTCCGGATTTTAATGCCTGAACATCCTCGTCGGAGATGGTAAAGAAACTATTTCCAAATATGGATTGTTCCTGACATACATCGAGCACGTCAATTGGCTTAAACGTTTCGTCAAACCAACTTTCGATTCCTTCCTTAGTAACACGACATGCCCGATTATTCCCTTTGCATCGTCCATTCTTCAGATAGCCAGGACATTTTTCATAAGCCATAAATATCACGCTCCATAAAATTTTCTCTCATTGAATTTCTTTTTGTCGTTCAAGGCTCGCCCAATTGCCAAATCAATACCTGCCCGTGACTTCAAATGATAGAACCATAGATCTGTATATGGCGTATTCAGCCGATCAATACGCCCAGACGCCTGCCCCATGACCTTATAGGAGTAATTCTGAGAGTAAAATATAATGGTGTCTGTCTTGATGCAGTTCCAGCCTTCTGCCCCTGCATTGTACTGAACCAAATATACCCACTGCTTTCCTTCCGGAATCGGCTGATGCTTATGGCCATTCCACTGGGCAACTTCCACACCTGCATCGTAGGATAGGTTCATGAGAATATCCAGCTCATAGTCGAAGTTATAGAAGATGATGACTCTCGGATGTGTCATGCAAATATCAAGCACTTCCTGTTGCCTACTCGGGTCTGTGTTTACAAGCTTCCGCAGCAGATAACAAAACTCGCTTGCAGTTTCGATGGGTCGGTTCTCATAAGGGTTCCAGCGGGACTTATGAATCTCCTTATACTTCATCTTGTCAAAGTCCACATAGACCGTCTCATGGTGGGGTATCGTCGGCCGCTTGAAGTCCATATCCACCAGAATCCTGTCACGCAATCTGACAAGTCGCGTTGTATTGATGTACCGGTCGATTTTCGGATACTTCGAGAAACGGCTGTATACAACATGCTGGTTATTGAACTCCGTGCGATTTCGGAAGAAGCCATTTGCGATGAACACCGGAATATAATCCGTCCAACAGTCTCCCGGTGTAGCGCTCAGCAGAATCCAATCGTTTTCCTTCGTGATTTTCAGAAATGACTTCACCCACTGTCCATCTCCAACGACACGCTGTTCGTCAAATATAAAGAAGGCGTCTTTCGCTCCAATATACTTGTGAACATTGTTCCAGGAATCCACCACGACCTTATGCTTATACATTCGAACACTCTCGTCCGTTGTCATCATGAAAGGAATCATTTCTTCTTCCCACTCAAGGGTGTCTCGCTTGCGTGCCGTCGTGATGATGTACAAATCCTGCGGAGGGTCATGCATCTTTACATAGCGTTTGGTGTTGACCTGTCCTCCATTTTTGATGTAGTAGTACGCCAGACCCGTCCGACTTTTACCACTGCCCACGCCACCGCACAGAATGCCGCCGTTTTTCATCCGGTTGACCGCATCCAACTGGTAGTCATAGAGTTTTACTCCTGCCAAAATGTTCGCCTCATTTCTTTGTGAATATGAATCGACTCCGGCCTGCATCGACGCTCATATGCAAGCAGTCTAATCGTTGCTTCTTCCTCCTCAGGGGATTCATCCGGCAAAGTGTACGCGAATATTTCTTCGCCCTGATACTCAAAAACTTTCCAGACTCGATATCTGTATGCCATAGCAGTACCTCCATAAAAAGAAAAGAGCCGCAGATTTCTCTGCAGCTCCTCGCTTTGTCAGTAGATTTGAACTCCTTGCATCTCCAGTATGTTCTTGAAAATGGCACAGTTTTCAATTGTACTCTTGTACATGCTCGCCTTACAATCACTCCGCAGTCCAGGATAATTATCAATCGCGTATACTGTCTCTACGCTGGGGTTCCTCGCCTTCAGCATAGAAGCCTGATATACGATGTTGGTAATCGTAATATCTTCCTCCGTAATGAAATGGTAAGCCAACACCTTGTACATTTTGTCTGCTCCACCAAGTCCATAAATATAAACCTGTCTGGTCATTCAAACCATCTCCCTTCATAAAGGACTACGGTTTTTTCGCGTTTATTCGTTCAATACAATCCATGTTTCTTACAATATGCCACATACTGCAAGCCTTCTTTGGTGGCCTCATGCATGATGTCCGACAGAGACGGCTTATTACTTTTTTGTTTTTTCTGCTTCCTGGCTTCATAAAAATTCCGTTGTTTTTCCTTATAGAGATTCTTTCTGCATTCTTCACAATATATCTGACCGTTTGCGGGCTTAGGAATGCATTTTCCGCAAAGGTGGCAGTTGATTGGATTTTTCATGACATTCCTCCGTTAATCATCCCAGATATTCGGACAAAAGCTTCTGTAAAAGCAGATGTCGAAGATGTGCACGCCATCTTCTTCGTACTCGGTGACCTCAGCTACTTCTTCCCTTTCGAGAAGTTCATCATAGATTTCATCCTGATGCTTGCGCAGCCATTCAATAGACATCTCTGAAAAATCTGCCAAATCACTTTCCAGCCCAAAGTTCCAAGCGCCGTAATTGGTGCTTTCGGTGCCCTCCTTTATCATGTAGTCAACGATTTCTTTTACATTCATAATGTTTTCTCCTTACATTATTGTAATAGGCATAGCGCCATGGTGGGTCAGGCAGGATTTGAACCCGCGATCAAGCAGTTATGAGCTGCCGGCTTTTAACCTGACTAAGCTACTGACCCAAAATAAAAGAGAGCCTGCGCTACACCACAAGCTCTCTCAAAATATAAAACCGAGCCGTTTCCTCTGAGAACGCCATTTGCGACGTGGGCACTCACCGGCTGGAACATTCAACCGAGGACTGACCCCGGCACTCGGAAATATCAATTAGTACGGCATATCGTTCGGATAATCGGGCTCGGCCACCTGGGCATAGCGTTCTGCATACGGGTCGTTGTCAGGGGCCTGCTCCACATACATCACATCTGCATACAGAGTGTACTCGCCCGGAGTGTTGCGCTTCTCGACAAGATTTGCCTGGCAGCAGACGTTCTTGACACGGATGAAGTCGAGCTGCCCGATGGTTTCCGGCGTGCACAGCAGACGTTTGCCCTGCAAGGTGATCCAATAGACATGCGGCGGCCACTTGGAGTCCACATTGACGGTGACCGGGACATAGTAAGTCGGCACAAACGGCTCATCATAAGTATAGTTGGGGTTCGGGTGGGTCTCCTTGACGTTGATGCCCATCGCCTTCATGTCCATGGCCTGTGCAACGGTCGGGATCACAACGTTGACACGGCGCTTATCCGAACCAAAGCGGTCACGGGCAGGATCACCGGAAAAGTTGGTAGTGTAAATGAATCTCGTATCGTCAATATTGACTTTCTGACACTTCTGGTACATAAAATATCTATCTCCTTACCTTATTTATAATGTGTTGTAGTTATTGAACGGCGTAGAGTGCTCAACATATTCGTCAACGAGCCGACAGCCAGCCTCGAGTGTCGCTCCACCGGCCAGCTCTTTCTTTGGGCGGTATGCCATGGCAGTTTTCCTCATAGCAATCCATGAACTGACCTTTTTCATGCGACGAATATTCACTCTCATATTTCTGAAAGGGGCACTTCATGCTCATTCACCCCGCTCAGCTTTACCGACAGCCATATGGGCAAGTTCATGTACGGTCTTGGTTGCGATTGCCGCAGCCTGATTCAGACCGGCCATCATGTCCATAATCGAACCGACAGAACCCGGTTCCTTCTTTTTCTTCTTGGGATACTGCTTGAAGACCTTATGGAAGCGGTTGTCATTGCCCGCCATCTTCTTCACGATAGCCATAGCGAGCCCTTTCTCCATATCATAGGTATCCTCAGGGCCGCACTTCACAACGGTCTTGCTGCCATCCGACCACAGGACAATGGTTGCCGGGTCGTTGAAGATAACTTTGCGGATGCTGACATTACACATGCCAAACCGCACGATATCATTCTTCTTGGCCTGCTCCGTAGACTGACGAGAGTAATCGTAAGAAGCCTTGCTATCACCACCTTTGCAGATACTGCAGCTATAAGGGTCATTACGAACAATCTCACCAGGCGCAAAGTGCATAATTTTCCCGTCAAAAAGAGTCACCTCGTAAATGTGACCGTTTTTTGCTTTGTACGATTTAATCATGCCAATCTTGTTGTCGTGCTCATCGTATAAAACAACATTTATCTCACCTCAAAATTTCTTGCCGCTTCGTCCTGAACATCATCCCAGGGCATGTCCGGCTTCTGCCAAGGCGGTTCACCGGCGTCATCTGCCACGAACCACTCAAAGTCGCCGTATTTCGCAATGGCGTCCGCAGCATCATCGGCCATCTTGTCAAAGTAAGAACGGTCAATGTCCTTCTCCATCTGAAGCTCATGAACCATCTCGCTTTCGAGCCAGCGGTAACCCTTGGAACCGCCAACTGCTGCATAAGTTTTCTCGCCAACATCATTAATGCCAGACTCGCGCAGCAGTACAGCACCACCACATCCGGGTTTGATGGGGCAGAACGAGCCAACACGGCCAACAAAAATATAATTGTGCTCACCTTCCGGCAAGTTTTCATTCTTATCCAGATAGATTGCACCCTTGGAAACCGTCTTGGTCTGACAAAGATCCGCAAACACCACCGGCTCATGCGAGAACAGAGTCTTGAACACATACGGAATCTGGAACTGGGTACCGGTCGCCGTCCACTGTTTGCTGTGCTCACCATTCTTCTCCGGAATATAGCCGTATTGAGCCTGACACTGGTCTGCATCCAAATATTTGGCAATGTACACTGCATCGTTTACCAGACACATCTTCTCGTAGGTGGCCTCATGCTCGAAAGTGTAGCCGTACTTCTCTGCAAACTTCATGCAGAAGTCAACAATTTCCGGCGTAGCATCAGGAATCTTGATAGAATCCGTCTTGATGTGCGCCACGGTGAATCCGCGCTGCTGAACCTCATCCTGCAAAGTACGCATAAACAGAGCACCACGCAGGGCCACAATGTTGTTGCCATTTTTAGGATTGCGGAACGGGTTATCGAAGGTCGCGCTGGTCAGACCGTACACGGAGTTGATGGCGATTTTCAGTGCCTGGGACAATGCCTTAGCCTGCTTGGGGTCGTCCAAATACTTGGCCAGTTTGCCGTTAAACAGCTTCTTGGCCTTGTCATACTCCTTGTGCTTGACATAGATACGAACATCCATCAAGTCATTGAAGTTCTTGGTGTACTCACCAAAGTAGTTAAGGGCGACAGCAGAGTGCGGATGCAGAGAAGCCACGTCCAGCAGAGCCACATTCCAGTACATGCCGGGTTCTGCATAGACATAGCCGCCGAGGCCCAGATCCGTACCACGGAACATATTGTGCATCCGGCCATCATCGCCCTTGACCCACTCGTATCCAGGAAAGGCATTGAGATAGTTATTCTTGGTGAGAATATCAGGCTCCACCTCAATCAAATCGTCGGATTCACCGGTGGCAAGATCTGTATAGACCAGCCTGGGACTTTTCTCTTTGCCAAAGATGATCCGCGTAGTCAGACTGTTGGTCGTGTCGTTGACCGTCATACCTGCCACATCCGCCAGAATTTCTCGGGCAACAAAGTCCGCATGTCGAGCATTGAACACAGCTTCCGTTGCCAGAACGTCGTTATCACAATACCGTGCAACTTCTTCCCACTTCTCTTCCGGCACAGGCTGATCCCAAGGCAGTCCGAGCTCCTGATGATGGATGTCCAATTCGATTTCAAATTTCTTCAGACTCTGCTTCTTGGCGCTGAAATCGTAAATATCAGTGTAAGAGAAGTTATACGCTTCGCCAAAAAAGCCCGTATGTTCGTTGATGATCTGCTGAGACAGATTGTAAATTGCCTCAACCGACCACCCGATCATACGGGCATAGAGAATGTGGTTATCGTACTTACGGTTATTAAAGCCGATCAGTCGATACTGCGCGAGTTTTGCAATATCGTCTGCGCTCGGGTTGATGAGCCGGTAGACTGTCGGTTCCTCTTTGTCCGGCTTGCTCTGGAACTTCCAATTGACCAGAAGCAGGTTCGGGAACACCTCACAGTCAAAGAACACGATGGGTGCTTCATAAGTTATTGCTACGGTAGGCTCTTTGGACTTGAAGTGCATCTTGGATACGATTTTCAGGCAAGCGTCTGCCTGATTCGTGCTGGAAGCCGCAAACCCGAGAATTGCGTTGCGCATGTCGTCCACATCATAGGTGAGGTCGCTGTTGTAGGCATCCTCAAGGATTTTGTAGATGAAGTCGATGGACGGTTTGGTGTAGGGATGGATTTCTTTGTTCAGATTGCGCATAATCATGATGCGCAGTCCTTTTTCGCTCTGGACACGATCCGTGCTAACCATTTTTTCTCCCTTCATTGGTAAACCGGAGCTGATGGACGCTACCGGAATATCATTGCATTTTGAGAGCTTTCTTCGGAGTGAACTCTTACCGGTAAAGACCTTGACCTCGATGTGCTCGTCGTAGATTCTGCTGAGCTTCGATGCATCGCCGGAGTAAATATAATGCAGGTGGATTCCTGCGCCAGATTTGCTCAGTTCTGCATAGGTTCTCGGCCACTTGCTTGCCGCTTCTAGGTTTCGTTCAAAGGACTTTTTGCCATCCTCTCCCGGAATATCAAAGTCGATGACGATGTGATTCTCGGGCACCTTGACATAATGCAGCCTGCTCGTATCGAGGTCCGACAGCTTCGTCTTTACGTTTTCCCAGTAGTCGGTTGGTGTGCCGTTTTCTTTTGCGTATTGTGCAGGACAGTCCTTACAAATATCATCCAGAACCGAATGCCGCACCTTAAAGTCGATCCAAGATGCCTGCTTTTCGGGGATTGGCGCACCAAAGTCCGATTTCTTCTCGAACTTTTCCGTCTTGAAACCGCTGTAGTAGCTTCGGATGCGCTCGCCACTGTCCGTGTTGACCCGCTCCTTGTAATCGCGGAAGTAGTTCATCAGTTCTTCCTTGAATACTCGCCGGGAACTCATATACGGAACATTCGTGCTCGTGCAGAAATTTTTGTACATTTCCCAAGCCACCTGCAAAGATACGCCATCCTCTTTCTTGAAGACATAGTAGCTGTCTTCCATAAAGTTATACATGTCATTGGAAGCGCTCAGCATGCGGATGGGAATGTAATCGTCATAGGCATGCTTGTTATTCTCGTAGACATTCCGGCAGTACCATGCAATAGCACCAAGCTCAAAGTCAATCTGCGAGACCAGTTCCTCGTACTTCTTAGCAGGCACCTTGTTCCCGGTCGGCTCCACATCGATCAGACGCCGGACGATACCCGACTTCGCGTTGGTGATGCGCACGGGATTATTCGTACCGAGGATGAGGAAGCATTTGAAGCGGTTCTCGTAGGCTGACTTGAACTTCTCGTTGACCGTCATGCTCTCATGAGAGACCAGCGAATTGATGCGGGTGTTATCTTCGATGCGGCTCAGATCGCCATCGTGCTGGATTGCAATCAGAGGGTTCGCTTTGAAGGCTTCCAGCGCAAAGGCATTCGAGGATGAGCCCAGCACCTTCGCATCAAAGGCCGAGTAATATCCAGCGAACAGTTTCTGGATGATGTTGATGACCGTCGATTTACCCGTACCCGGCGCGCCATACATCACCATAAATTTCTGAATCTTCTTCGAATCCCCGTTCACGATGGCCCCGATGGCCCACTCGATCTTCATCCGCTCATCCGGCGCATACAGAACGCTCATCAGCTCATCCCATGCTTTGATGCTTCCCTGCTCCAGCGGATACGGAAGGCGCTTCGATGCGTAGTCTTCCTTCTTCACCTCGGTGTTGGAAAATATCAATTTCTCGTCAAGCATAACGAATGAATCCCGCATCTGACGCTGGCAATACCGGTGCCAAATATCAATCATGCCGGATTCTGCGTCCCACATGTGGAGCACTCGGTAATTATCGAAATCCGCTTTGTGCGTCTCTGCATAATTATCAAGTTCCCGGTCAATGAGCTGAAGGGCATCCTGCTCGTCCGTAGACCAGAGTCCGCGTTCTTCTAACCAGATTGCATAGAAGTCCCCGCCGCGAATCATCAAGTCCTTCGAATGCTTGATGATAAGTTTGGGATAGATCTCAATCACCCCGTGTTTACCCGTCCTGCGGGCAATGAAAAGGAAATCAATCATTGGCAATCAATTTCCTCCTTTCTTCGAGGTAAATATCAATCGTTGGTCTTCTTCATCTGGTTCAGTTCGTACAGGACTTTGTCGTGCTTTTCGGCCAGTTCGTCGCGTTCCTTCTGAACCTCGACAACCTTCTTGGTTGCAACAGTCAGAGCCTTCGCCGACATGTAAACGAGCACGGCCATCCCGGCCAGCAGCAGGTTCTTCTTGAACAGCTTTGCCTTGTAACGGTCGAGCACGCATTCGGTCTGGGCGAGCTGATAGTAAATATTGGTTTCCATAACAAAATCCTCCTCAAATATCATTTTCATTCAGGTACGCCATCATCTGATACCAAATATCCAGCGTACGCATGTCTTCTTTTGGGTTCTGCAACGTGAACAGGCCACCGGCACCATTCGGCTGATAGTCTCTGCGGCGGAAGCGCTCGATCACGAACTCTGCCCTGCTCTGATGGAATCGGTTGTCATCCATGGAAGCCAGACCGAGACTGACGATCATGCTCCAGAACCACTGCCCAGTCCGGTTGCCAATATCTGCATCTTCCATGATGGTTTCTTCGCAGCGAAGGGCCAACGCAACCATCATTTCGAGCATATTGCAAGGCTTGCCTTGAAAAGTCACAGACACGTTGTTTTCAGGAATTATGCCCGGAATATCATTGCATTCCTCAGCAAACCGTCCCCGCAGATTCTCGCCGTCTACGGCACGATTACAGTCCATTTCATTGTCCGGGACGAACTGCGTGTCATACAGAAAGGTCAGCAGTCTACGAAAAGAGAGATTTCTCGGCTCCCACTTTCCGCAAACCAGCTCGTAAAGCCACTCGAAATATCTTTTTTCGATGCCGGCTTTCATCTCGTTAATCGTCATAGTCCTCCTCTCCCCGCTCCCGATATACGTCTGCGTAGTTCTGGAGCGCCTTTACCACTTCAAAGTCCTTGTGATAGGTGTGGTTGCGGACATGGATACCGTCAGGCATGAACTTGCCGATAGAATCCAGCGCCTTTTGGCCGACGACCGCTTCAACGTCATCCACCTTGCTGCCGTCGCTGTCGTATGCCAGCACACCATCTGCATACAGGGTCAGAAAACTGGTCTCGTAGTCGTCATCGCAGCCGAATTCATCCGGCTCGATGATCTCGATAGGCTCAAAGGGCGCTTTGTCAGGCTTTTCCGGGTCACTTTCCTGACGATACGGACCTGAAATCAGATCAACAGCCTGCTTCTGAGCTTCTGCTTTGACCTGCTCGTCAATGTGCTGCTCTTTTTTCTTGTAATGCTCACGGACATCTTCGATCTGGGCATCAGCAAACTTCTGATATTCCCCGCGCATCCGCACATGCATGAAATAAGCGCCAGCCGCAAAGCCAGCGCCTACCAGTAAAATATCATGAATCCAGGTTTTCATCGAAATCTCCTTCTTTGACAGTCATCATAGTGAATGCAAGCCCTCCAAAAAAGAGGGACACGCTCATCAGGACGCCGCCAACAATATGTCTTTTTCGCTGCGTATCGGTCAGGTAGTCCAGAAACAGAAACATGTTTTCCAAACTGTTCATACAAATATCCCTCACTCAGAAAGGACAGCCAGACCAGAGACGAAGCAGACTCCGGCCATGGCAGCGAACACATAAGACAAAGTTCTTACGACTCTGGTCATAGCAAATCCTCCCAAAATATCAATCAGATCTTGTCAATGATCGGACCATCGATGTTAAAATGCAGAACGACAGAGCGATCACCCTGCATCTTATCCAGACCGAACTTCACGCAGTTCTGCAGCGACTCATTGTTCGGATCATAGAGCCAACCAACAATCTGACCCTGCGGAGTGTAGATTGACTCACCGCTGCTGTAACGACCAATCATATGATAGACTTCGTTCAGGAACAGATAGCCACGGTTTCGCAGAACATTGTTTGCCTGACTTTCGATTTGGGTCAGGACCATCTTGTTGTAGTGAGCATCTGCTTCCCAACGGTCAATCATCTCATCGAAAATCAGGTCATAAGGCGAATGCACGCCATCCGCTTCATCCGTATAGGACTTGACAGTTTCTTCGGTGCCATCCTCGTTGACGACCTTGGACTCCACCTCGACGGCCTTCACGCCATGCTCGATCTCATGCTGCACGCGCTCGCCGAAGCGCTCAGAAACACGGCCTTTATACTCGTTGAATGCTTTATCCAGCGTGACATAAGCAGCGGTCAGAGCCGCATTGCGCTTCTGCAGGATGTGGTTGGAGCCAACCATGCAGCCAAGAGACAGGGTGCCCAGAATGACAGCAGGAGCATACAGCTTCACGAGCTTCACGCCAGTCTGCACATAAACGGTGGTCAGGTCCTTCTTGGCATCTTCTTCGGTGTACTCAGCGCCTTCTTTGATTGCAGCCTTGCCATCCTGCACATCGCGAATGGTTGCCACGCTGGACTGATGGGCAGCCAGAATATCATTGACCTTCAAAGTAGCCTTGCAGGCCATGACAGCACTGGTCACGGCGCCAACTGCACCGCACACCATCAGGATCTCAGGGCTGTGCTTGCCCACTTTGAACTTTGCCTTTGCAGCAAAGCGACTGATATTCGACATCATTTCGTTCATTTTCATAAATATCTTTCCTTTCGTTTAGTTGTTCAGTGCAACCGGCTTCGGCAGGCGGATGACGTATCCTCCGCTGACGCCCTGAATGTATGCGGTACGCAGATCATACCAGCCGTACTTGTTGTCCGTGTAGTTCGAGGTCATGCCAACCAGATCATACAGGTCGGCCACAGAGACGCAGTTGTAAGTCGCCAGCGCATCGATCATCTGATTGAGCACTTCGTCTGCATCGCCCCGGGACGAGAAAATAATGTCCTGATAGTTGATCTGTGCCGCTACCGGACGATTCGTGTTGGAATTCCGGTTGTCAGAATATCGGTTGTACGAAACGCGGCTCGGCTGGGCGTAGTTATTGTAGTTGTTGCGCGGACGGTCATCGCCATGAAATATCATGTTGACGGTCGCAATCATCAGGTCTGCAAAGAAGTCCCGCATCTTCGGTACGGCCACATCTTTAACGATATGGTCGCGCACGGTCTTCAGGTCTTCGGCGATGAACATCGAAGCTACCTTCTGAATATCATTTTTCTCCTTCGTCACGACCTTGCCAGTGGTCACCTTTTCAAACTTCTTCTCATGCTTTTCAGCATTGCCGGAAGTAATCGAGTTCGTGGGTAATTTAATTTCGGCCATTGGGGTTCTCCCTTCAAAATAAAAAGGTAAGAGTCGCAGATTTCTCCACGGCTCTCGCCTGAACCTTTCACATTAGTTTTCTTCCTTTTCAGGTTCTTCCGTAACGTCATTGAACTCTGCGTCAATCACATCCGGTTCGTCTTCCGTGATCTCCCACGGCTTACGGAGCTTGAAGTGCTTCTTCGGTTTCTTCTCCTTCTCAACCTTGGGCTCAGCTTTTGCCTTTGCCTTGTGTTTTGCGATGCCGGCACCAATTGCACCGATCGTCAACACACCAACAGCAGCGGCAACGCCCGCCCAGGTGTTGATACCAGAGTTGTTCTCCTCAGGTTTCACCTCATTGTTCTCCGTAACCACGGGAGCCATCTCATTAGAAGTCTCCTCGGTAGTAACCTCGTTCATGTTGTTCATTTCGTCCATAATAAAATCTCCTTTCAAGATTTGTTCTTAATGTGAACCTTCTTGGTTCCATAAAGCAGGGTGAATTTTTCGCGTCTCACACGCCAATGTAGTGCGGAGGCTCCACATAATTCACGACGAGGCACGGCATGCCTTCCTCATCCAGCCGGGACGCATAGCAGGTTTCGATGTATCCGCGGTCAATGTCCCAGCCGAGCACGTCGCCAAGCTTGTTCTGGTCCAGGCCAACGAGGTCATACCATTCATTCAGGCTGATCCGCATGTCATCCCGCAGCTGGCGGTTGAACTCGTTGACCGCCTTGTCGATCTGATTTTTGGTGGCCGTAAAATATCTTCCGCTGAGTGAGTCGAAGCACTTGAGCTGTCCAGCTGCATTGTTCACAACAACAGTCTGAGCCTCCGGTGTCTTCTGCTGCTGTTCAATGGCCGCTGCCTGTCGGATCTCGCGTTCCTTGTCCTCGCCCACGGTCTCCAGCACTTTGTCCCGATATGTGCGCAGTGTGCTCTCGCTCAGGGTGTAAGCGGCAGTCAATGCAGCATTCCTGCGTGCATTCACGCTGCTGGCACCAATGATGCATGCCACGCTCACGCCAAAACTGACAGCAGTCGGAATATAAACCGGTGCTGCCGTTTTGATAATTTCCTTCGTCTCCAGCTTCTCAACACCCAGTTCCTGCTTTTTCTGGTCGAGCAGGATCATTGCTTTCGGGGTCGCCTTGACTGCAAATATCACAGAAGATGCCGCTCCTGTGATGCCCAGACCAATAAGGATCTCCGGGCTGTGCTTTTTCGCACCCACCAAGAGCGCATTTGCCAGTGCTTTGAGTTTCATTTTTCATACCTCCAGAAAATATAAAAGAAAGAGCCGCAGCTTTTTGCCACGACTCTCGTCTATCAGATGTGTCCACTAACCTTCAAATGTTCGAAGCGTTCATTTGCCTCGCATTCGATTTTCACTTCATCTCGATGCGACCAACGATACCGAACGTACTCATACAGTCGAACCGGCTGCACGCCAATCGTAATCATCACTCCGATCAGAGTATCGACCACCATTTTCGCACACCGTTTCACCTGATTCCATGTCAGTTCGTCGATTGCTCTCCAGAAGTCCTTATCGTATTCGTACATAATAAAATCTCCTTTCAATTTGTGGATTTCTTCCATAATGCAGAGAGATTTTTTCGCGTTATCGCCAAATATCAAAAAGAAAGAGAGGCATCACTGCCCCTCAGTCCGGTTGCTCTCGGCGAGCTTCTTGTCAACCGCTTCGTTGATTTTAGCATCCAGCTCCTTGTCTTCAGCGTATCCCTGCATCATTGTGCCAAGAAAGCCAAATATCATTCCTGTCATGCCAAGAATCTTCCAAATGTTCGATTTCTTACTCATTTGTCTCACCTCCTTCATAATGGCGATTGATTTTTTCGCGTCAAAACGGAGCCGTCTGACTCGGATCATAATTTTCCCAGTCTTTCACCGGATCTGCCCACGGACTGAAATAGTATACTGTCAAGCCGTCATCGGTTTTCTGCTCGTCGCATTCCACATCCAGCCAGCAGTATTCCCAATCTTCTACCATCTGATCAATGCACCAACCGCGCGATTCCGGGTCCGGTCGGTAATCGAGCCCGAGCAGCTCACACCACGCTTCGAGTGATACGCCGCCGTCCAGAGCCAGCTTCTTGTTCAGCATGTAGGCAGCTTCGTAAACCTGTGCCATGGTTGCATTGAAATATCTTTTTGTGTACGGCTCATAAAAGAGCTTTACCGCATCGTTGTTTTTGTCAAGCGGAACTTCCTCGACTTTCCGATGAATCTCATGCTCCATTTCTTCGCCTACCTGCTCCGCAACCTTCTTGCGATAGTTGCTGTAGGTCTGCTGGACAGCGACATAGGCCGCCATCAGCTCCGCCTGCGTCTTTTTGTTCAGACCATTTGAGCCGAGAATACACGCAATGGTGCCTGCACCAACAACTGCCGCCGGGATGTAGAACTTCCAGCAGTCCTTGACGATTTCCTTCTTCGTCATCGGCTCATCCTTGTTCATGTTGATCAGGCTCTGCGCCTTCGTGGTCGCCTTTGCAGTCTCCACAGCGGTCAGTACGACACCGGCAGCCGCTGCAATCGACAGGATCGTTTCACCATGCTTGCTAAAATAGGAAAATATCTTTTTGTTCAGTTTCATAATTGCTCCCTTCAGCAGTTCTCAACCTTCCAACGGTTTCTCTTCGATGCGTTTACGATACCTCTCGGATATCCAACCATCAGGCAGACAGGCACAGTATCGTTGCGCAGAAATATCCTTCCGGCTCTTTCATGCAAGCCGATTGCAAGGTTGTTCGTACTGATAAAATCGCGAATCGCCATAACAATCGCTCTGGCATTTGGCCTGTCTTCTTCGCTCAGAACAATCTCCATAATGAATGTGCGGCTGTAAACGAACTCGCCAACGATACTCTGCACGGCCTCTTTGTCAACTTTTCGCTTCGGTTCAAAAGAGTTGTTGTACATCTCCGAGAATTCTGTCGGGTCAACATTTTTCAATTTCATAGCGACTCCTTTCACAAAAAAGAAAAGACCCGGTCTCGAACCGGGGGCCTCTGTAATCAAACAGCGCTCTACCAACCGAGCTATCTTCTCCATTCAGCGGCATGTATTTTTCGCGTCAAAGAACGCCGGCCTTCGACAAAATATCAATCAGCGCTTCCTGTGTCATCTCGGCATCGATGTCCAGATGCACCCGAACCTTCCGGTTTTTGTCCGTGTAATTCATCCGCAGGTCGTTCAGCTGAACTGCTGCATCGAGCCCCTGTTTTTGGATTGCCTTGCCTACCGCAGCTGAAACTAGCCTGCGCAGAAACCCGGATTGAATGTGCATAATGTCCTCCATTTTGAATCTCCTTTCAATGGCTCAAAAATAAAAAAGGCAGAGGGCGAATCTTTATCAGATCTCGTACTCTTCCTGATTTGCTTTCTGAATTTCTTTCAGTTCCTTGTGTTCCTGCCACTTTTCCCATGCCACAAATGCACCGATGACTGCAACATACAGTCCGTATACAACGCCGCACAGTTTGAAGTAAGTCCCCCAAGTCCACTGCTTGTTCATAAAGTTCTTGATCGCTTTCATCATAGTAATTTCTCCTTTCAATAAAAGCCCTCTGTCTTCCATAAAGCATCCTGTATTTTTCGCGTCCGGCAAAAAGAAAAGAGCCTACGATTTCTCATAAGCTCTCTGAGATAAGGCTAAATATCAATTCGTGTACCGGTTTCCGTTAAATCCTCAGTTCTTCGACGGCCGGAACAACCTCACCAGAACCCAGATAACCAGACCAATTGTCAGTCCGATCACTGCGGTCACAATGACCTGCCCAACCGTTACGCTCATATTCCAGATCTTCTTCAAAATATCCATCGTACTTCTCCTTTGTTTGGGCCTTATCCCATAAGATAAGGAGAATTTTTCGCGTAAAAGAAAAAAGAGCCTGTGTTTTCTCACAAGCTCTTTCGGAGATAAATATCAAGCAGTTTTCTTGACCGTTACACTATTTTCATATAGTTCATGCGGCGCAATATCCTGTCCTTCTGGCCATTCGATACCAACGCCACCCGGAAGTAGTTGAACTGCATTAAAATATCTTTCATCTTTCAGTTGTCCATACCATGAACCTGTCGCATACGGCGCTACATCAAAAACTTTCACTTCACCGGTTTCGTAAAACAGTCGAAGCCTTAAATTGGGCATTGCCTCAACCTTAGTCAGTTTCGGTTGCAACATATAATCACTCCTTACTTCAGAGGATCAATGCGGAAGAACTGTTCGCCATTGCTCAACAGCTTCCAGTTTGCTTCCAGATCATCGTGATGGATTACGATCCACGCTTCCAGAAGTTTCAGTTTATTCTTTGGAAAACTGCCCTCAATGATAGAACCATCAAGTCCCATCACGATTTCTTCTCCCGAATACTCAGCGTGGATGTGCGGCATATTGTGTTTTCCGCCCTGTTCGCGGTACATTCTAACGATAATTCCATAGAAAATGCTCAATACCGGCATCTTCAATCACTCCCATTTTCAATGTTATTCTATCATAACTAAGTTAGTTTTTCAAGAATCTGTGCTTTTCATTGCCGCTTCAAATTCTTCCACGGTCATCTCCACGCGCGGCGCAGCATCTTCCATCTTCAGCAGACCATCCCGTACCAGCCCGGCCAAAATATCAATCTCGACCTTATGCTTGGCGATTTTCTCATGAGCCTTCTTCTGCTCGCGCTCAATCCAGTCTTTTTCAATGAGGCACCATGAGCGGCAATCAGGATATCTTTTATCACCACACTTGTTACACATCATCCGATGACGGCCTAAATCCGGGATTTCTTCCTGAAACTCTTTGATATAAGTCGTCCATTTGCCGTTTTTCTTCACGGGAACGATCATATGCGATGTCACTTGCATGCCCTTCGCCTCCCTTTGTTTCATTATAGCATGTCCGGGACAAAAGCAAAAGACCATGTTTCAGATCTTTTGCCCTTCCAGAGTTGGATTTAGGAAATCAACGTCTGGTAACGTGCGTTCAGACGCTCGACAACATCTGCAGCAGCGTCAACATAGATGCGGAACTCCATTCGGTTCTTAGCGTTTATCACGCTTTCGATAACCAGCCTTTTGTATCCTTCATCATGTAACATTCTGATGCCAATGCCGAGCTGTCTGTCGCTCTTTGCCAGAAGGTATTCCATTGCTCTCACCTCCTTCCGTAATAGAGCAAGGTATTTTCGCGCCTACACTTCTTTCCTATCAAACACCGTTTCCCACCGTTCTTTCTTGATCGGCTTCATCCGCAGGGCCCACATAAGCTGCCGCACGGTGACCGTCGGATAGAATCCATTTTGATTTTTTCGTTTTGCGTGCTCCAGAAAATACTCCCGGAATCCTTCGTGCATGTAGATTTTGTCGGTGAGCCATGGGTCGATCGGTCCCCAGAAGGTCGCCCTGCTTTTCTCATTGAACCTCTGCTGAATGACGCACAGCCCCTTCCCGTGCTCCGCATAGAGCGTGCAGATGCGGTATACCGGGTGGTTGCATCGGTAGGTCACACCGTAGTAATGCGTCCATTCCTCTGCCGGTTCGGTAAAATATCTCATAAAAAGAAAGGAAGCCGCAGCTTTCGCCACGACCTCCAAAGTCCTCCTTACTTCTTGAAGAATCTAAAGTCTCTCATCAGACCCTTGAACGTGCTCGAACAAATGGTTCCCGTCTCCTCGAACTTGAAGCCCTTGCCGTACCAGTGACTGCCCACAGCAAAGCCCGCGATCGTCACACCGACGCTCGTTGCTGTCGTCAGGATGCGGATGAGCTTATCGTCTTTTGCTTTCTGCTCCTCGAGTTCAAGCTTGTGCCGTTCCAGTACAGCCTTGTCCTCGTCAGCATTCTTGCTGTTCTCCTGCTCATTCTCATCCATCCGCAGCTTGTAAAGCTTCACGATGTTATCGGTCGCTTTGCCCTGCTCGTCACTTCCCGTTTTCAGGTTCTCCAAGTCCTCGAAGCGGCGCTCCAATTCCTTGTCCAATCTTTCGTTCAGTTCCATTTTGAATTTCTCCCTTCAAAAATATAAGTTCGGAGTTTCCTCCGTAAAGCGGGCAGTTAATTTCGCGCCTTTACTTTTTTGACTCGCAGAATCGCATACTCTGCGTTCTCGATATCTTCCACCGCCTTGTCCATGCTCAAAAACAAATGAGCACCGTCATCGTCCTCGCCGGTGTAGCCCACAAGCAATGTTCCTACAGACTTCTTGCGGTAGTCGTGGGTTTTCCCGAGCAGCAGACCCAGCAAAAAACCCAGAACAATTGCGATGCCAGTCAAAATCCATACCAGATAAGCCATTTTGAAGATCTCCTTGTACCAATATAAATCGTATTTCAGTCGAGTGCGTGCGGAAGAAAAAGGAGAAAAGAGAAAGCCGCAGCTTTCGCCACGGCCTCCCCCGGTTCCTTACACAAGTCTGCATCAGCGCAAACCTGCCTGGAACATGACAAGGTTCTGCATCTCATCGCGCTCCCAATCCATGTGCTCCGTGCCAAACGGCTCCTTCGCACCTTCGTTGATCGCGTTCATCATTTCAACAAAACCCTTTACAATGTTCTTCAGCATAATTTTTCTCCTTTGCCAAAAAGTGTATTTTCTTCCATAATGCACCTTGTTTTTTTCGCGTCTGGAGAAAAATAAAGAGCCGCAGATTTCTCCACGGCTCTGGTTTGTATCAGTCTTCGTTTACCAGTTTCTTAATTTCTTCGCATAGATCGTCATAGTCCTGCATCGCGCGCATGATTCCACCTACATCCCATTTCATTTTTCTCTTTACCATGGCTTGCAGGATCGTCATGTACTTGACTGCCTCCTGTGATTTCTCAGCAATTTCCTTCATTCTTTTGTTGTCAATCACAACTGATCACCTCCGTAATAGAGGCCGAACTTTTCGCGTCACTGTCGTTCTTTGCTCAGGAGCCAGAAGAAATATCGGTAATGCATGTAATAGGTTTCCCTGCAGCATGGACATCCCTTTGCCTGAAGCTTGTCATAGCCCAGACTCTTGGTCACACCTTCCAGGATGTATGGCCCCAGCACCGTGTCCAGCTTTGCGATGCATCGGTCCACAATGTCAATGCAGTTTGAATAGTAGACTCGCGCCAGCGCCTGACGCTCTGTCGGACTTTCGGGTGGATTCCCCTTGATGACACCAGTCATACCGTCGGGCGAAATCTCCCACCCGTCGATCAAAGTCAGCGCTTTCTTCCAGTCGTCATACTGCAGGCAGAAGTGCTTCAGTTCGTAGTACCGCTGCTTTGGGATGCGGTATGGATTCTTTTGGGAAAGTACCGGACGTTCACTTTTCATTTTCACCCCTCCATTCGTAGCCGGTCTGCTCGTAGAGGAGTTTTGGTGAAATATAATAGTTGATCCTGCCCAGCTTTGAGTTCATCTGCTGAACATCAGTCACTCGTTTTCCGTTCCTTGTCGCTTCGCCGATGGGGAGCCAGCCTGCAATGATCCCGGCTCTCACCCATGCAGGGTCACGTCCGTATACCTTCGCCGCCACCCGCACCGGCACCGACCCAAATTCTAATCTAGCTTTGTCCATTCTATCGTACTCCTTTTATGTTACTCTAAGCACGTCAAAATGCGTCTTAGGCTCAAAAGGATGGTACTGTAGAAAACGGTCGAGTGCGTGCTGTATTTTATTTTTCTTCCGGTGAAGGCATTGACAGCCCGGATGAAACGGTTTAACCTAGAATAGCTTTTCCAAAAGAAAAAGCCCGGTTTGACCGAGCTTTTGAGTGAAAGCATCCAATTTTCAAACAACCAAAGGAGGTTTTTATGTTAATACTCTGCCCGGAGTGTGAGCTGCAAGTGAGCGATAAGGCTATAGCTTGTCCCCATTGCGGCTATCCGCTCAAGTCCAAATCTTCGTTGCCGCCTAAAAAGAAAAAGCATATGCGCCTTCCAAACGGTTTCGGACAAATTTCCGAAGTTCGTGGCCGCAATCTTCGAAAGCCCTTTCGTGTTTTGGTCACCGCCGGCCATACCGATGATGGCAAACCGATCGTTCGTCCCCTTCGCCCCGTCGGATACTTCGAGACTTACAATGAAGCTTATGAAGCTCTTGTAAAATATAATGCTCATCCGTTTGATCTCTCCAATAAAACGACCATGCAAGACCTCTTTGACTCCTGGCTGTCATTACGAGAGAAGAAAGTTGACCCTTCTACGGTTTCTCGTTATAAAAGTGCATGGGCTTATTCTTCTTCTATCCATCACATGCTTGTTCGGGACGTGCATATTTCCCATCTTCAAAATTGTATTGAAAACGGCTCTGTTACTTACGCTGGAAAAATACGGCATCCTGAAAATAACGTAAAAGAGTCCATGAAAACTCTTTACAACCTTCTTTTTGATTATGCCCTCGCACATGAGTTGGTCGATAAAAATTATGCTCGTATGTTCACCGTTGATTCAGGCTATGTCCGAAAGCCAAATTGCCATATCGCCTATAGTGATGAGGAACTTGCCATTCTTTGGTCCAGCATTGATAAGCATCCTATCATTGATATGATTTTGATTCAGTGTTATTCTGGCTGGCGTCCAGGAGAAATGTGCGACTTGAAATTGGAAAATGTTGACATGGAAGCAGGCGCATTTACAGGTGGACAAAAAACAAAAGCGGGGATAAACCGAACGGTGCCGATTCATCCCCGTATTTATAATTTGGTAAAATCCCGCTATGAAAAAGCTATCGAAGCGAAATCTCCATATTTATTTTTTAGAAATCGTCAGCGTGGATTCCGCCAACTAAATGCTGTAAAAGGTGAAATCACAAAAATGAGCTATGCCTTATTTGAACAACAGCTTACAAGCGAGGTCATCCCTTTGCTGTCTCTAAATCCCGACCATAAGGGTCATGACGGACGTGTTACTTTTGTTACAATGGCTAAAAAGGCCGAGATGGACGAATATGCCATCAAACGAATTGTCGGCCATCACATCAGCGACCTCACCGAGCGTGTCTACACCCAACGCGATCTCCGCTGGCTTAAAAACGAGATTCAAAAAATCCCGTAATTCTCTGCACTATTCCTATAACTGAATCTCGGGAATGTGTAGGAGTGAGCCGATTTTGCCTACATTTTATCCATTCTGTAGACGTTTCATTTTACGAATCTACGTCCAATTTGGCCTTAAAATCAGATAGAAATAGTGTTACATACGTCGATCAGCACCGGGTCAAGCGTCTTGGTCATTTCGAGCGCTTCATCCACCGGGTAATCCACCAGCTTCTCGCCCTTCATGCCGACGATGCGGTTATACTTGCCCTGCTCCAGCAGGCAGACGGCGTGGTAGCCCATTGCGGAGGCGTTCACGCGGTCACGCAGCGTGGGAGAACCGCCGCGCTGGACGTGGCCCAGAATGGTGGCGCGGGAGTCGATGCCGGTGCGGGCCTGGATCTCGTTGGCGATCTCCTGTGCATGGCCGACGCCCTCGGCAACGATGATGATGAAGTGGCGCTTGCCGGTCTTCTGGGTCTCAGCGATCTTGTCCAGAATGTCGCGCTGCATATCGAATTCCTTCTCCGGCAGCAGGACAGCCATAGCACCGGAGGCAATGGCCACATTCAGGG